ATGCCGTCCAGCAAGGACCGGCCCGGCGTGACGCAATCCGGCGTCACGGTGGCATACCAGATGGCGGACCAGATCATGGGGAACCTCACCGCGGTAGCGATCCGCAAGGCCGGGCCGGGCAGGCTCGGCGACGGCAAGGGATTGGAGCTGCACAAGGGCGACACCACCGGGAAGTGGGTGTGGCGCTATTCCTTTGCAGGCAAGCGGCGGCAGATGGGACTCGGCACCTGGCCGGACGTGAGCCTTGCCGACGCGCGCGCCCAGCGCGACAGATGGGCGTCTGTGCTCACCCAGGACCGCGACCCAATCACCGAGCGACGCGCGGCTATAGAAAGCGCCCGTGCAGAAATCGAGCGTGACGACCCCACCCTCGAGACACTGACGCGCGACGTCTTCGAGGCGCGTAAGGCAATACTCCGCGCCGAAGGCAAAGCGGGCCGCTGGCTCTCCCCCCTCGAGAACCATATCTTCCCGAAGATCGGTCGCAAGCCGATCAGCACGGTGCGGCAGCATGATATTAAGGCCGCGCTCGAACGGCTATGGCGGACCAAGCACCCAACGGCGACCAAGGCAATCCGGCGACTTCGCATCATATTCCAACAGGGGAAACTCATGGGCTACGACTGCGATCCCTTCACCGTCGATGCGGCGAAGCACATGCTTGGCGCAGTGATCCACACGCCGGAGCCCATCCCGGCTACACCGTGGCAGGACATCCCTGACCTCTTCGCTCGTCTCGAGGGACGCGGCACCACCGCCGCCTGTCTGCGCTTCATGATCCTGACGCTGGTGCGCGCGTCGGGATGTCGCGGTGCACGCTTCGACGAGATCGAGGGCGACTTATGGACCGTGCCCGCCGCGCGCATGAAGGGTCAGGTGGGCAAGGTGCGGGATTTCCGGGTTCCGCTATCAGACGCCGCGATGGAGATCGTCGAGGCGCGTAGGGCGCTCGGCGGGGAATATCTCTTCGCGATCTCTAACGGCAATCCCGTGAGCGATGCCGGCCTCTCGAAATTCATGCGCGACATGGGCGAACCTGGCCGACCGCACGGATTCCGCACCAGCTTCCGAACGTGGGTGCAGGACACCGATGCGACGGGCTGGGAAGTTTCAGAAACGGTGCTCGCCCACACCATCGGCGGACGGGTGGAGCGGTCCTACGCCCGCTCTGACATGCTCGAGCGCCGCCGCCCTGTCATGCAGGCTTGGGCGGATTACGTCACCGGCGCCGAGGCGGATTCGACGGTCGTCAGGCTGGGGAAGTAGGCAGGCCAGAGGGCCAGCGTCCACATCATGGCCCCGGCTCCTCGCACTCGCGATCCCACGACAGGTTGATCGCGTATTGCCACGCGAGGTTGCGGGTCCAGCCCGCAGCCGTGCGGTCGTCAATCTCTTCCTGCGTGAACCACGCGGGATCAGTCACCGTGTCACAGAACAACGCGTCCTCAATCGGCGGGGGTGTCGGCTCTACCTCCCGGAGACAGCCAGTGCTCGGGGACAACAAAGCTAGGATCAGCAGCGGTTTCAGCATCTTGCTGTGCCTCCTTGATATTACGCAAACGGTTGGTGCAGGTTTCGGCGCGGCCGAGCGCGCGGGACAGTTCTGCCTCGCGCTGCTTGATCGTCGTCTCGGCATTCTCCAGCCAGCGCGCTTGCAGCATTATCCAGCCACCCGATCCAACAAGAGCGGCGAGCAGCACCCCGAGGAGCGGCATGGCGACGGGGGCGAGAAGTCGGGCGATCATCGCGAAAGGTTCCTTCCTTCACGCGCGTCTTTGACGCGGTATTCCTTGATCTCGCGCAGGATGCGCTTGCCGTAGCGCGCCAGCACGAACGCGGCGACGCAGACCAGCAGGAGAAGCCAATACTCTTGCAGCAACCTCTGGCCGGTCTCGAGCAGCCCTTCGGCATCCTTCGCCACCCGCGCAGCCTCCATGACACCGCCGAGGGACGCGCCGCCGGCGACCGTCGATTCCACGATTGTCATGGCCTTCTCGCCCCGGTCGGCGCGCTTGATCGTCTGCGATCCACGCTCCCGCAGGTCCGCCTCCGTCACCTCGCGCTCGGGCCGGGCCGTGGCACGTTCCAGCGCCGTCCAGACGCGGGGCCCGGCCTCGCCATCGGTGGCAAGCCCCTGCTCGGCCTGAAACGACAGCACGGCGTCACGGGTGCGCGCGCCGTAGATGCCATCCACCTTGCCGAGCGGGTAGCCCAGGTCGCGAAGCTGGCCTTGCAGGTCGCGGACAAACTCACCGCGCGCGCCCGCCCGCAAGGTCGGGCGATTGGCCACGACATCGGGGATGCCGGTCATGTCCTCCATGTAGGCCCGCACGCGCCCGCGCATGTAATCGCCCACGGCAAAGGCACCTCGCAGCTCGGGCCGGTGCGGCACGCGCGTCAGATCCCACTTGCCGCGCTGCTTGACGCCCAGCCGCGGCTCGACCTCGGCGTGGGTCAGGCATGTCTCGGGCGTGACCGGCACCGCATATTCGATGTGCAGGGCCGCGAGCAGAGCGCAGTGGCGCTCGAACTGCTTTTCGGTGATGGGCGACGGCCCGGCATCGAACGGGCTTTCCTGCGCGCCCCTCATGCCGCACATGGCCAATCCCATGCTGCCGGTGTTGAGGTGCAACGTGTGGGCCGCGTAGTCGCCGTCCGAGGTCACGATGTTATCCTCGATCGCCTCGTTGCCCTTCACGTAGGTTCCGTCGAACTCGGTGAGCCTGTGGTAATGGCGCAGGTCCACTGCCGACGCGCGCCCACCCCCGGCGGTCCAGTGCGTGATGGTGCGCTTTATCATCACCTTCCCCCTACCCAAATGAGGGCCAGCGACCCCAGAATTGCGAGCCACGAGAGAACAGAGAAAACCTCCCTCGCGCGACGCCATAAATGCGATCTGACGATCCTCTTCATTTCCGCCCCCCCCGAAGCCAGCGAGACACGCGCGACGCGATGGCCATCTTCACGCCAGCAAGCGCATCGTGCGCGACATATGCGATGACCAGTGAAGCAAGGAGCAGGACGAACGGTGCCGTGACGCCCATTCTGTCGTGAACAGCAAACGCTACCGTCGCGCCCCCCATGACGCCGGTCAGGAAGTTGAAGACGAGCACCATGCAGCGCGTGAGCCAGTGCCGCGTTTCGGCTTCTACCGACGCAAGGAGAGCACCGAATGCGGCCAGCGCCACGGCGAACAGGCTTGAGCCGTATGTCTCTATAATCGCGACGGCCCAGGTGAAGAATGCCGTGCTTGACCAGGCAAATGCCTTTGTTGAGAGCATTTACGATCCCCCCGTGATCTCTTGAGACTTGGCTAGTGTCACTTGCCTGATCATGGGTTACGGCCATCCCGTTTCGATGTCGTAGGGCTCACCCGAAAACAGCGCGGATAACAGCTCGGCCTCGCGGTCAAAGCACGCCTGGACGTGGGCGCGAACCGCCTGCGCGATTCCGGTGATCTGTGCCGCATCCAGAACCGCGAACGTGCTGTCCGGCATCTTCCACTGAACCGTGGTCGTGCTGTCGATCTGTGCCGCGAGCGCAGCGCCCGTTATGCGCTGCTGGGACAGGTCGTCGGTGGCAATGGAAATGCCGTTGACGATCACTCCGCCAATCATTGCCTTGTCGCGGCGCTCCTTGATGCGTCGTGCCACAGGCGATGTCCGGGATAAGGTCGTGCGGTCTGCATCAGACAGCGTGACCTGCGCCCAGCCGATTTCGGCGGGCTGGGCGGGCATGGTGACGCCATCGGGCACATGCACAATGGTCGCGCCGCCGATCGCGCCCAGCACGGTCGCGTCCTGATCTTCGGTGTTGCGAAAGCGCAGTATCGCGCCGTTGGGGCCGGTGGTGATGTGCGTTGTGTAGCTGTAGATCATAGGGTCGCCTCTAGCTTGCGTGGCAATTTCAGGTCTGGCCGCTCAGCCGACAGGCGGCGCGCCATGTGGGCATAGCTCGATGTACGTTTCGCGTGGCCCATGATGCTTGTGAGGCTGTCCACCCGGCCCTCTCGAAGCGCCTTCGAGAAGTTGTAGAGCGCGCGCTTGCGCACAAAGCGGCGGGACCGCCACGTCCGAAAGCCAACGAAATTGGTGCCCTGGCGCGGGGTTGCGATGCGCCATTTGGATAGCTCAAGATTCAGCCGATCAGACAGGAATGCCTCGATTTGCCCCTTGATGCGCCGCGCAGTCTCTCGATCCTCGGCGATGATCACGAAGTCATCGACATAGCGGGCATAGCGCTTCACTTTCATGTCGCGCTTGATGAAGTGATCCATCGCATCGAGATAGATCAGCGCGTAAATCTGCGAGAGCAGGTTGCCGATCGGCAGGCCGATGGTGCCGGAGCCATCGCAGGCGAAGCGCATCATCAGGTCGACAAGGGCGCGGTCCTTGATCTTGCGCTCGATCAGGCTGCGCAGGATGGCGTGGTCGATGCGGTAGTAAAATTTGCGGATATCCATTTGCAGAAGCACAGCGTCCTCGGGCGCGGCGCGCATCGCCGATTGCAGGTAGTCACTGGCCCGGTGCGCGCCGCCGCCCGCCCTGCATCCATAGCTTTGGTCAATGAACGTCGCCTCGAAGATCGGGCTGATCATGGCGTAGATCGCGTGCTGCACGACAACGTCGCGGAACGTGGGTGCGGCGATCCGGCGGGGTTTCGGGCCGTAAACGGTAAAGTGACGATAGGGCTGCGGCCTGTAATCTCCGGACGTCAGATCATCATGTATTGCAGCAAGGTTGGCGCCAAGGTCGCGCTCAAAGCGCTTGACCGACAGCGTCTTTCGCTTGCCCCGCCGTGCGCGCAGATAGGCCGCGTGCAGCCGGTCCAGCGTGAAGGCGTGCTCATAGAGGTTTCCGTGGCGCTTAGGCATGGCTGACGGTCCCCGCAGGTACTGGAAAGCCATGCCTTGCAGATTTCGCCATCTGGCAGGACAGAGTGCTCCCTATGTCTCCAGTATTCCCATCTCGGGATTTCAGGGATGAAGTCATAGTCCGCGGCGCGGAACCCAACGTTGTTGTTGTCATTCGACCGGTTGTTGTTCCAGTTGCGCGCGCCAACGCCGGCGGCCGAGCCATTGGTCCAATTGCCGCCGACGATCGGGAAAACATTTTAAGCCCCCGCCCTATCCGCACCCCGAAGGCTGCGAATCCATCCGCCGATCATGGCCCCAACCTCGTTGATGAGGATGGAGGCCGCGGTATATCGGCGCAGCGCTTCGGACTCTGCCCGACCGCGCTTGTTGTCGTGAAATGCGTAATAGCCCATCTCGAACGCCAGATTGACCAGCATGCGCAGTTGCTCGTGCCGCACGTCCAAGCGCGTCAGGCTGGTCTTGTTGTGGTACCGCTTATGGCACTCCACAATCAGCGCATAGACGTCATACATCGCGCCGCGGATTTGCTGACACAGCCCGTAGCGCTCGTGGCGCGGGAAGTGATTGAGGTGCACGTTCAGCAGCTTGATCACCTCGCGGCACTTGTGCAGGATCGACGCTTCCGGGTGGTTGCATTTCTGTGTTTGCATTCTCTGTCCTTCAAGGGTGGCGCTCCCGCGCCACCCACCAGTTACGATCCATAGGCCGCGGCGCGGAACCCAACGACGGTGGAGTCATACGACCGGTAGGAGTACCAGAAGCGCGCGCCAACGCCGGCGGCCGAGCCATTGGCCCAAGTGCCGCCGACGAGCGGGAAAAGGTTCGACCGGTTGTAAGCGTATTGCCCATCAAGCCCCCACAGGTTTGTGCCCGTAGCGTCATAGCTGTTGGTGGCCATGGGCAGCCCGGTCGCGGTGCGCTGGTATCCCTGCCCGCTGGTCGCGCCATCCAGCACCTGGTTGGTGCCGCTGCCGAGATATTGCCACCCGGTGGTGGCACCCCACACCATCAGTCCGACCTCGGAGTCATAGAGCCCGCCGAGATGCGTGGCATCGCCCCAGGCGTCGTTGATGGTGTTGTATCCGCTGGTCAAATCGCCGAGGGCGGCGCTCTCCTTGAGCACATAGACGTCGCCGCTGGCGATTTGTGTGCTGTCGGTCGCATTGGCGCCCGGCGCAGTTATGCCCAGCATGACCTCCCACATCGCCCCGTTAAGGTCGGCAACGCCGCAAGCCTGACCGTTGTGCGCGGTTTTGGCGAGGTTGCTGGCCGAGCCGGTCAGGGGCTTGTCAGCACTGCCGCTGTCGCCCGCAGTCGTGAACGTCACCGTGCCGTCGTCCACGTCCGCGAGGGCGCTGTTGCAGCCCTTGGGGTAGTTCGTGGTGTCGGTGCCGTCATACCAGGCGCAGTTCGTCGCGGCCGTGGCCGCCTGCCCGTGCGCGACAGACAGCAGCCAGAGCGCCGAATAAATAAACGCCGAGGCCGCATTCATGCCCGCGGCGCGCGCGCGGGATAGAACCACCGCGTCGGCCAGAATGCCCGTGCAGCCCGTCATGCCGTCGGAGCGCGTGTAGCTGGTGGATGTGGTCAGCGAGATCGGCACGCCGTTCTGAACCGATTTGCCGGCGTCGTTACCTGCATTCTGCGAGCATAGATACTTGTCCACGAAGAACCCGTGCTTGACCGCGCCGCCATCCACGAACGCCCGGTGCATGGCGTAGCCTGCGGCGTTGGCCGACGCCTCGTCCGCAAAGGTATCCACCCCGGCAATGTCGATCGCGTTGGCGCCGTAGGTGCCGTAGTTGGGTGATCCCGCGTCGCCGATCCGGTAGTAGAAGCGCGGCACGAACACCATGATCGAGCCGTCGCTGTATTGGTAGTTGCCATAATTGGCATTGGCCGGATCGGTATTGCCAGCCATGTTGGAAAAGCCTGCTGGCAGCGTGTCCGGATACTCCCCGACGCCGAAACCCTGGTCGCCCGCGACACCGATCAGACCGCCGAAGCTGGCCGCTGTCGTGAAGCTGGTGGGGGTGGACCAGTCCGATGTGCCGTTGCTCGTGCCGGTGTGGCGGACGCGCCAGTAATAGGTCTGGCTCTCCGACAGCCCCGTGACCTCCCAGGTGGTGAGGTTCGTGGCATCCGCCGTGGTGCTGGTGACCAGGTTGGTGAACGCAGCATCCGTCGCTAGCTGCCAGTCCGAGGACGCGTGTGTGTCGGACAGGCCGATCCAGCTGAAAGCCGACGATTGAAGTGTCTGGGTGCCACCTATGTCAGTGGCGCCGTCCGCCGGAGATACATGTGTGGGTGCCTCGACCCCGGCAGGGGCGATGGTGACTGCGAAGTCAACCGCCACGCCGTCTTTCGTGACCGTCAGGGTTTCCGAGCCGTCCGTCGCGGGCGCGGTGTAGGTGATGGTGTCGCCGTTGATGGTCACTGTGCCGGACGCCGCGCCGACGGCATAGGTCGCGAAGGCCGAATAGTCCGTGATCGTATAGGTTTCCTGCTGGTCAACGTAGACCGTGGTCGCGCCGGTGATATTCACCGAGGACGCCGACCCGCCGATAGCGCCCCAGTCAGAGCCATCGTGGCCCTCGAACGCGCCGGCCTCTGAGTTAAAGCGTAGATACCCCGCCGCCGGGGTAGTGTCGCGCTGCGCTTGCGTGCCGACCGGCAGGGCCGCTGAGCCGGTTGCGGCTGTTTTCTCTACCGCTTCACCCGGCTGTAATGCGCTGTCGGCCTTCGCGCCCTGCGCTGCCGTTGCATAATCCGCATCGCTGAAATCCCCGATGTCGGCTTTGACCAGCGACACGGCTCCGGTCTTGCCTGCCACGGACAAGACAGCATCGGTATAATCGAGCTTGTGCCAATCGGCATAGAGCGTGGTGCTCGCGTTGTCCGAGGTCGCGACGATCCGATCATTCGCAACAAAGGTCTCGCCGCCAACTGTCCCGCCGACACTGACGATCCAGCTTTCGCCCCTCTGCGCAGCGCCGCCACCGGGAAATGTGCCTATGGAAGCGTCCCACGTTCCCGAGAGAACAACTGACGCATCAAGTTGGTTGACGCGGGTCTCCATCGCATCCAGATCAACCGCCTGGGTGACGGAGATATGATCCAACTTGGTCTTGTCGCCATCAACGAACGCACCCTCAATCGGGGGCTGTTGCGCGCTATCAGCCTTCGTGCCCTGGGTGGCGGTGGCGAATGCCGTGCTATCCTGCGAAGCCGCGGTGCCCGCATCGGTGATGTCGGATAGGTCGTGGGTGTGCGCAGTCGGGGCACGCGCATCGCTCAATCGCGTATCGTTGCCTTTGACAACCTGCGCAGCAGTGGCGTCGCCCGCCGCAGGGACATCTGCATCTGCCGCCGTGCCGAGGCTGAGGTTCGTTTTTGCCGTCGGCACGTCGCCCAGGTCGCCCAGGTTGTTGGACGCGGCCAGAAACCCGTTGGCGTCCAGAACGGCTTCAGTCCACGCGCCAGACGAGCGCAGGCGAAGGGAGTCGGTGGTGGAATTGTAATAGAACGCGCCGTCCGTCGCAGTTGGGTGCGCCGTATCCGCCGCCTGGTCGTCGACATAGGTGCCAAGGTGGCGGGAGAGGATCGACGTCAGGGAGGCGGCCGCATTGGTTTCGCTGGTTGCCGCGTTCGTCTCCGAAGAGGCGGCGGCGCTCGCGGAACCAGCCGCCGCGCTCGCGCTATTGGCCGCGTTGGTCTCCGATGTGACCGCCGCCGATGCACTGTTGGCCGCGTTGGTCTCCGAGGTAGACGCCGCCGATGCACTGTTGGCCGCGTTGGTCTCCGAGGTAGACGCCGCGCCCGCACTGGCGGTCGCCGCACTCTCGGATGCCCCCGCGTTGGTCTCGGACGTTGCAGCCGCCGCTGCACTGTTAGCCGCGTTCGTCTCCGAGATGGCTGCATTGCTCGCGCTGGTCGCCGACTGACCGGCATGATGCTTGGCCGAGCGGGTGCCGACGCCATCAACATCTTGGCCGTCGCCCTTTTCAGCCCAATCGGCGGCGAGTTGAGCAGATGCACCAGCATTCGTTTCAGAGGTCCCGGCATTCGCCTCGCTGGTCGCTGCATTGGTCTCGCTGGTCACAGCCGCCGTGGCGCTGGCGCTCGCGGCGTCCCGCGCCGCCTGTGCATCCACAACAGCCTGTTCGGCAGCGTTCAGCGACGCCGGGGGCGGCAGGTCCACGATCTGAGCCAAGATCGCCGTCTCGGCGTCAGGAACGGTGATGTTCAGGGGCGCGGAAGATCCGCCGCTCGGCGTGATGATCTCAACGATATAGCTGTTCGGGATCAGGCTCTCGGTGAAGTCGCCATTCGCGTCAGTGGTCGCCTCGACGAAATCCGGCACGACGAGCGAATTGGATTGGCGCACGGCCTTCGCGCCAAGAAGAGTGAAGCGAACGATCGCACCCTCTTCCGGCTGAAAACCGATATCCCTGATGGAGCCCGAAACGGCGCAAGAGTCTGGCATTGCAAAGCCTCGACCTGAGAAAGTCAGCTTGCAGCACACATCTTGCGCGTTGCTGGCCTATCCATACCACATGAAGTAGGCGCGCGAAACCCGCCACCTTACTCGTAGAGGCGAGGGGCCATGCCTTCCTCGATCTGCGAGCGCAGTCGGGGGTTGATATTGATACCACCCGCAACGCCTTCGCTCCACCGCTTGCGGGACTTCATGGAACGGCGCAGCGTGTCGCCCGTGATCGGGAAGGTGGGGTGCGCCTTGTTGAACGCCCTGATCTTCTTGAGGACGTGTCGCGGGAGCCCCTTCCCGTCCATGACGGCATCACCTGCCTCACGGTGCAGCGAGGACCGCTCCTGCTCGATCTGGCGCTCCATGTCACGCATCCGGCTCATGTCGTCATACCGCTCGGCCAGTTGAGCCGGGGTGAAACCCACGGCCTGCACGATGGCCTGGTATGGCGACACGTCCTCGAGGATCGGATCGCCATTGCTGTTCTGAACGCCATTGAGCCCGTAGCGGAAGCCCTGCGACAGGTCGTTCGCCATCTTCGGCACCATCGACTCGGCCCCGCGCCACACGTTGCCCTCCGAGACCTGCTGGATACCGCGCCCCATGCTGAACAAGATGCTGGCCGCGGGCCCCAGCGCCTCGTGGACATAGTGCTGCAACGTGTCGGCGGCCTCCATGTCGTAGAACGGCCCACGGAACCACAGGTTCGGCATACCGATGCGCTCGGACAGCGCCACGCCGGTCACATGGCCGGGAACGCCCTTGAGCGCCATGCCCATCGTGTAATTCCACGCCGCCGTGCCCATGCCGTTGCCCTCGAGCAGAAGCGCGTCGTGCAGCCATTCGTCGATATCGTCATCGTCACCGGGGAAGAACATGCTCAGGAGCATAGTGATGAGCCCGTAGCCCCATGTGCCGGTGATCCCGGCGTGCGCCATCATCGACAGGGTGATGCCGACAAGCTGCGCTTTCGCCTCGCGCCGGTCGGCCTCGGTCTTGCCCTCGAACGTCTGCTGCGTGTCGCGAAACAGGCGATACAGAAGGTTCACGCTGTGCTGTCGAAAGATCAGGAGCACCCTCGCAAAATCCGGTTGCATGAACCGGGCGCGGGAACTGCCCTGGTAGTCGAAATGGATTTTCCACGTCAGCGAGGCGGCGCGGTCGATGGCCTTCTCCTGCATGAGCCCCTTGTCGCGCGCGAGGCGATAGCTGGCGAGGAACGTGACCTCTCGGTTAAAGACCTCGGCCTTGTGGAACATATAGGAGAAGAACCGCATGATCTTCTCGCGCGTCCCGCTATACTCGATCCCGGTCTCGGCCACACTCGCGAGCTCGTGCGCCTGCGTCTTGTCGATCGTGCCCCGGCGGTAGGCTTCGTCGAGTGCGGCCTTTTCATCCTCGGTGAGGCGCGGCGAGTTGTCGGCGGACCCCCGGCCTTGCACAAAATCCATGCTGGCCTTGCCCAACTGCTTGCCGATCTCGCCAATGCTGGTGCCCTGGAAGGCGGCGCGCATCAGCGGCACGCCCATGACGGTCGTCTGCGTCATGTTGACCATCGCCGCTGCCGGGGTTGCCCCGAGATACCAAACGAACGCCAAAGACGTGATCCCGCTGGCCCACGGCGCGACGTTGGGTTGCATCGTGTACTGGTGGCGGCGGTTCATTTCGTCGACCACGAGCGTCGCGCGGTTCGCGTCGCGGCTCAGGGCGGCCTCGTCGTAGGCGTCGCTGACCGCGTCCTCCATCTGTAGCCCGTATTTCAGGCGGGCCAGTTGGTGTGCCCCGTGAAACATATGGTGGGTGAAGGCGCGCAGCGCATCCTTGCTGAAACCCGATTGGCCCTTGCGGTGAATGCGGCTGGTGCGGATCGACTGATCCGGCAGCGTTTCCAGCCATTTCTGCCAGACCGTGTCCATGACGGCCGGGTCCACATCCCACGTCCCCAGAAGGTTCTCGATATCGGCCACGAAGGACGGATCGACCATCTTCTTGAGATCTGCGTCGCTCTCGCCCAGCACGCCGCGCTCCACCTCGTAGCCCTCGGCTTCCATGCGCTTCGCCTCGTCGCGCTGCTGGCGCTGTTTCTCGAACCGCGAGAAGGAGACTACCCGGCCTTTCTCGTCGCGTGCGGCCACAAAATATTTGCCGAAACGCGCCAGCGGGAAATAAGGCCCCGAGAGACGGTTGGACTCGAACTGCGCGCGCAATTCCGCTACCCGCGCGTTCTGCGCCCAGCCCATGCGGGCTTTCGCCTGGCCGAGCATGTGCTTCGCCTCGTCGATGGCGTCCTGCTTCTCCTGCCCGGTCAGGCCCTCGTCGGTGATCCGACGCATTTCCTTGTCATGGGCCTTCTGGGCGCGCTTGAGGGCGACCTTCTGCGCGGTCTGGATGTTCTCTATCACGGCCTTCTCGAACTCGTCGGCCATGTTGCTGTATTCGTTGCGCACCTTGCGGAACATGCGCTGATAGTCTCGCGGCAGCGCCTCGAACTCGCGGCGCAGGTTCAGCCACGTCATGTAGCGCTGATCGGCGAAATCATCGTCATACTTGCCGCGATCAAAGTCCCTGGATGGGTCCACGCCAGCCAGCGTCGCGCGGTGCATGAGGTCCATGAGGCGACCATTGGCCTCGGTATTCTGGTTGCCCAGCTTGATCCACTCGCGCGCCACGGTGTCGGTCTTGGCGTGCCACTCCTGGCGCATTGCGTCCATCTTTTCCTTGAGACGCAGATAGGTCTGTGCGCCGGGCAGGTTGCGCCCGAGCTCTTCAAAGAGCGGTCGGCCCGGAACAAGCGCCAGGAGGTTGTATTTACCAAGCGGGCCGCCCCCCATCGCATCGGAGAGGAAATCGCGCCAGAGGTCACCACCCTTCTTGCGCCACTGGCGGGGCTTGGGGTGCGGCACACCGCGCGGCGATGACGGGTCGGAGCGACGGCGGCTGGCCTTGACGCCCCCAGCACCTGGCCCACCGGGGCCGTCCGGGCCGCGCCCGCCAACCTCGCCCGAACGGATACGCTCCATCACCTGAGCGGCCTCGTTCGCCCCGTTGCGGCGCAGAGCGTTCGCGATGGCCTCGATGATCCGGCGCAGCTTGTCGAGGGCCTTGCCCGCCTCGCTGCGCGTCTCGCGCTCCTGCATCCACTCGCGGAACATTTCGGCGATCATTTCCTCGGTCTGGCCCGCGGTGTTCAGATCGGCATACTCACGCTCGACACGCTCGCGGATATGCGGGATGCGCCGGGCAGCCTTGGCCAGCGTGCGCCATTCGTCCTTGGTGAACAGGCCGTAATCACGGCCCCAAAGCTCCTTGCTGCGGAGCGCGTGGATGATCTCGTGGCGCAGAATGCCCATCGGCCCCTCCGGGGCCTTGGCGCCAACACCGATCACGTTGTCGTAGAAGAACCCGTCGAGAGTGAAGCCGCCATATGTAAAGCCGCCGGCCAGGCGCAGCTTTATCCGACCGGACTTGACGAACCGCGAAAGCTCGGCCTCGAGGTCATTGCGCAACTGGCGCGCGCCTTCTTCCGTGAAGGTCGTGCTCCCCGCGCCTGCGCGCCGCCCGCGTGCGGCCTTTACCTCGCTGCCCGCCCCGGCCTCGAAATCAGGGGTTTCCTGCCCGGAAACCTCGCGCGCCGCATCCTTGAAATTGTCAGCGACATAGGACACCCCGAGATTATCGGCATAGATGTCGAGCACGGTTTTCAGATCACCGCGATTGATCCGGCCCACATAGCCCTTCCCGGTGTCACGGAAATCGCGGATGTAGGACTGCACCGCCTTGAGCAAGAAGAAGGCCCGGCCCCGCGCCTTGCCCACGCGGAGCTTGAAGTCGGCGCCGTCCTGCTGGAAACTCACGTTCTTGTCGGCGGTTTTCAGAACCGCATCATACTGTTGCAGGAACGCGGCCGCCGTCGCGGTGTCGGGGAAACGGACGTCCTCCTTGTCCAACTCCTGTGCTGGGTCGAATTTCTTGGGCATGAGAAGCCCGGTGCGCTGACGCCCATCAGCGGTCGTGTAGATCACGATCTGCCCGGTGCTGTTCTTGAAGCGGTCGACCCCGGCGATAAGGTTGCCTGTCGCCATCCACCGCTGCTCGCGCGACACGCTCTGCCCCGCCGTGAACGCCGGTTTCCAGTTGAGGTTGGGATCAGGCGTGATGTTCGCCTCGGCGCTCTGGTTCATGATCTGGTTGAGCGAGAAGGCGATCTCGCGCATGTTGTCGGCCACGGCAAAGCGCACGCGGATTGCGCCCGCCGCTGTCGGGTTTGCCCCCTGCTGGGACAGATCGGTCTCGATCACCACCGCCGGAGTGTCAAAGGACGGTGTCGTGATGCGGTATGTCGCCCCCGGGACAACGCCTTCCAGCGCCGTCTTGATGCTCGCGACCGCCTGCTCCTGCCGCTTCATGCGGTTTTCGACGTCCTCGATGAGCGCGGCCGCCTTCTCGACGTCCCGCTTGGTCTTGGTGACGTGACGCCGCGCCTGCGAGAGCGCCTTGTCGGCCTTCTTGACGGCATCCGCCGCCGCCTTTCTGGCGTCGTCGTCCGCCGCGTTCACCTCGTCGCGCGCAACCTTTGCCTTCTCGAGGGATTCTTCCAGCCGTGGGATCGCGGCCTCGGCCTGCCTCGCGGTGTCTTGCGCGGCGGCCAGCCTCTTCTCACGATCCGCCTTGTCCTCTTCGAGCTTGGTCTGGTAGGCGGGCATCTTCGCGTCGAGCGCGTCCTGTGCATCTTTCAACCACGCATCCGGGGTCTTGCCGTCGAGCCCTTCGTTGACGAGCTCATCGACACGCTGCGCGGTGTACGGCTTGCCCGGTTTCTTGGCGTCGATCTTCTCGAGCGTCAGATCGGCATCGAGAAGGCTATCAGTGCCATGACCCTCGGACAGCACAAAAGAACTGATGGTCTTCGCCTCGAGGTCGAGGGTTTTCGCCTCGAGGGGGTTGCTGCCCTCGACCTCGAGTTGCGCCATGTAGTCACGGAACGCCGAGCCGATGGCCTCGTAGTGCCGGTCCACCTCGTCGGGGTGCAGAAACGCGAACCGCCCGGTCAGCTTCTTGGCAATGCCCTCGATCTTGCCGTTCTGGTCACCGTCGGCATCGCCCTCGACAAGGCCCGTCCTGATGGCGAGATCATTGTTGTCGGCAAGGTAGCGGCGCACGACGTGATCGCCCACCTCGTTGATGAAATCCGCGCCATCGCCGAGCGACGTCGCCCCACGCTTCGCGGCTGTCGTGTTGGCGTTGAGCGACGCCATCTTCTTCGACAGGATCGCCGCCACGCGCCGCTCGAGCGACAGGTTGGAGACTGCGAGCGTGTATTCCGGCAACACGGTCTGGCCGGTGCGGTTGATGCGCCCGAGCATCTGCATGAACACGTTGATATCGGCATGGGGCTGGGCGATGATCATGTGCCGCTTTTTGCCGTCGTTGTTCGGTGCGTCGGTCGCGTGCATGGAAAAGCCCGTCGCCCCGGATGACGATATCACCAGCCCATCGAGCGCGCCGGAATTATACTCGTTCATTCGGCGCTTGTTCTCGCCCTGCCCCGGCGAGCGTGTGGCGCGGCGGCCGTCCTCGATCACGGTGCTGCGGCCCGTGATCTCATCGACCTTCATACCCGCCGCGCGCATCCGGTCGAGCATCGCATCGACAGGCGATCCAGGCATGTCCTCGATCGGCAGGCTGTAGATCAGATCGCGCACCCGCCGCATTTCCGCCGCGGCGGCGTCGCCCATGTCCGCGTCGGTCATGGTGTAGTAGAACTGCGTGTTGTCGGATTTCTCGATCTTGATGCGGCGCAGGCGCTCGAGGTAGCGGTCCACGATGGTCGTGAAATTCAGATCGACCTCCTGGCCGTCCTCATGAATGCCATTCACGGCCATGTACTCGTTTATCACCGACGAGTTGACGTTCATCACGCCGAGGATGGGCTTCTCGCCGGCCTTCCATTTGTTGATCGCCATGTCGGCGACCTCGTTCACCTTCACGCCGAGAAGGAACTGGCTGACGAGGTTGTGAAAGCTCGACGCAAACGGGTTGTCGCTGGTCTTGGAGATCGAATCCGGGCCGACGAATCCGTCATTGCCCGCCATCAGGCCCTCACCCTGGATTTGCGCGATGAAGCTCTCGCGCACGCCAGACATGACCTCGGAGTCGAACATCGCGATCTCGCCCATCACCTGCGAGACGTTGATGGCCATATCCCGATCCACCTTGATCGGGTTGTCGTCGCCGAGCTCGTGCGTGAAGTTGAAGTCGATCCCGGCAAAGGATTTCTCACGCCGCAGGTATTGGCCGTCGCCCGCGATGGCATTGGCAATCACCTGTTGCAGGGGCACGCCGCCGCGCTCGATGGCCGGGCCGAGATCGTCCATGCGGCTGCCCTCTGGCAGCGCAAGGCTCAGGTTGGTCGAGCGGTAGAGCGACATGACCGTGGGGTTCTTGGCGTAGGTCGCCGACGAGAACACCGATCCCGCGCTCATATCGACCAGGTCGCGGAAGAACTCGGCACGGTTCTCCGGCATCGCGCCGGGCTCTCGCACGTTGCGGGACGCGCCCGCGCTGCCGCCCGCGTTGTGGCTTTCATCCATGATGATGACGGCATTGGGGGCCGCAGCGCGGATCGCGTTGGCGCGCTCGGGCCACTTGCCCTGCGCGGTCTGCATCTGGTCGTAGGTGGTGAACACGAACCGCTTGCCTTCGGGCAGCTTTCCCGACATCAGCGCGTTGAAGAGAGCCTTTCGCTCCTTCGGTGCCGCCCTGGTAAAGGTGTCATCCGGCCCCGTGATCGGGATGGCGTCGAGCGTGTTGTTCGTCGCGATGATCCCGTCCTGCGCGTCGGCCATGCCTATATCGCGCAGATCGCGCACCATGTCGGCATAGAGACCGGGTTTCTCGGTCACGAAGATCGGGATCTTCCCCTGTTTCTCGGCATGACGCAGCATGGCCGCCACGAACCGGCCCTTGCCGATTCCGGTCTGATCGCCAATGATGAAGCCCTTGCCCTGACTGACGTTGTTGATCGCCAGAGCCAGCGCATCGACCTGCTCGGCGGCGAAATACCCCTTCTTTTCGGGCGTGCCCAGCATGTCGTCGAGATCATAGCCCAGCTCGCTCGCGACATACTTGTCAACGGGGCCGTGCTTGGCCTCGATCTTGTCCAGCGCCTCCTGGGCGGCCTGCTCCATCGCGCGCGGGACCAGGGAGCCGATCCGGAACTGTGCCGACGAGCGTGGCTGGTAGGCCACCTGAAAGTCTGTCTCGGCCTCGGTGTTCTCGCGCGCCGGGCCACGCTCGGACTTCGGCTTGCCCCATGCGGCTTTCGCGTCTTCCACGAATTTCGCGAGGTAGGGTTGCAGGTTGCGCAACTCGGCGGTGGTCAGGCCCATCTGCTCGCGCACGGCGCGCAGGAACAGCCCCACCGCCTCCTTGAAATCCTTGGCCGCGCCCGTGACGTTGTCCCAAGCGGATTTCAGGTGCGGCTCGATCTGCTCGTAGACGTCTTGCAGGAAGCCCGCACCCATCGCCCCGGTCTTGTTGGGGTCGATCTTTGCGTTGAGGATGGCCTTGATCGCGGCCCCGGCGTCCTTCACGGCATCGCCGGTCTTCTGGACGCCCTCCTGCGCCGCCTGACCGGCGGTGCGGGGCCCTACGCCCCCCGGCTCTCGATGGCGTTCAGAAACGCCGACAGGTTCGGACGCTCCATCCGTTCCAGTTTCAGGTCTTCCTTCTTCACCGGAAACGTCCGGGGCGGCGTCAGGCTCCACGGCAGGTTGGCCGTTTCCTCCAACTGGTTCACCATCCCCACCAGTGTCGCCGCGGGCTCCGCGCCCCGGTTCGACAGAAAGTCCGCCAGTGCCGCGCGATCCGCTGGGTCGGTCGCTTCGTCCCGCATCCGGTTGACCCGCTGCATCACCAGTTGGTGATACTGCTCCACCGTCAGGTCCATCGCCTTCGGCACCTCCACCGACTGCGTCACCGGGTCCGCGCCCGGTGGTGTCCACGTCAGGGGCATCGTTCAGCTTCCTTCCAATCTCGGCCCAGGTCGAAAGAACCTCGGGCGGCTCTGCCATCGGATAGGCGCGGGCAGAGGGCGCGCGCCCGTCGATCACGATCACATCGACCGGCCATGCCGCACCCTGCCGCTTGTAGAGGTCGCCATTGACCGTGAAGTGCTCGGTTACATTGTAATGGTCGAAAAGGGTCTTGTAAAAGGTGAGTTTCGACCGCTCCTGGTAATTCTTCTTGCGGTCCCCGGTTTTTTTCACGGAGCCCACGATCAGGACGGCGCGGCCATCGTCGGGCATCTGTTCGAGATAGCGATACGCCATCGCGTGATCAATTTCCTTGGTCTTGACGCCCGTGTCGCCGAAGGCCCACTCCTTCTTCTGGCGCGTGTCCTCGTTCATGACGCGCCCGAAAGGCGGGTTGGTGATCAGCACGTCGAACGGTGCGGCCGTCATGTCCATCGCATCGCCCTGGCTCACGGAACCGGGGAAGATGCGCTCCAACTGTGCAGCGCGGTGCGGCTGCAACTCGTTGGCCTGCACGTTCTCGGGCGCGGCCTCGATCAGGAGCATCCCGTTGCCCGCCGACGGCTCTACAACGCGCGTCCGGTCGCCGATCCCGACGAGCCGCGAGGCGACATAGGCCAGCGGGGCGGGCGTGGAATATGCCTGATTGCGCATCTTCTCGGGCGTGCGCTCCGACAGGATCGGCTGCGCGTCGTAGAGGTCGAGAAGGTCGGCATAGACGGTGACGGGATCGCTCTCGCCCGCGACGATCTCGCGCGCCCGCATGACGACGGCGGCCTCGATCGCTTCCTCGAGCATCGTGAAATCCGAGACCTCGATATCGCGTCCCAGCGCCTCGCCCGCGCGCTTGCGGGCCTGCGTGATGCGCGCGAACCGTTCCCCGGCGCGGAATGCCTCGAGGAAGCTGTCTGTGATGCGCTGCTCGTCGCTCGTGGACGCTTCGGATTCGGCGGCATCCTCGGCCTCCATCTGGTCAAGGTTCTCGCTGATGAGCGCATCGACGTCGATATCCTCGACGGTCTCTGCGGGGGCGTCGCCGGTCGAAGTGGAGCGATTTTCCGCGTCCTGTTCAATCGATACACTTGGACTTTCAGCCTCGACCTCGGCGGCCCACGCTTCCGGGGTCGCCAACTCTTCTAGGAATTGACGAATCTTCCTTCCATCCGACACATGCTTTTGGGTCGGGAACGGAGCGCGGGGCTCATCGGGGAATGTATTGCGGCCAACGCTCATTTTCAGCGCTGCCGCCGCCGCTTCGTGCTTGGTGGGATAGAACTGGCGGTAAGGCGTGGAAAGGGTGCCGCCAGCAAAGCCGGGAATATCGTATGACCCTGTTACGTCATAGCCCTCCGGCCACTTCCGCATGTTGATCTTCACAAGGTTGGTGTCCACCTTGCCGTGTTTGCCGGGAAGTGTCCGCACGTCAACGCTTTCCGCTTCGCGCGGCTGCGGCTCATCAGGCGGCGTGGCGTCCTCGGTCCACCCCGCCGCCTCGGCCTCGGCGGCTTCTGACCCGGTCTTCCGAACACCCAGGTAGCCGCCGTTGACCTCCTGAATATCGAAATCCTCGACCTTCTGCCCCCGCTTTCTGATCGCACGCTTTATCGCGGCTTCACTGGCAAGGGGTTTGTCTGCTGTGCGGCCACCGCCGATCACAGGGCTATCAGCAAAGGTGGCAGTGACCCCCGTCCCGTCTGTGTCGATATTATCGCGCGACAGGAGCGAGCCGTCGATTTCTTCGCCATTGGCATTGAAGCGGCGCAGCATGGGGCGATCCGAGTCGAGCGTGCGTTTACTGACCCGGTGAGTGTCGCCGTAGACGTCCGTGACCGTCACAAGGTCGAGCGGCGCTTTTCCTGCGGCGCGCTCGCTCTCTGTCAGCCCATCTGCCCCCACCTCGTTCACGACAACGCGCGGGCCCTTCGGGTTCGTGTCATCCCCTGCCTGCGCCGCGTCCTTGTCCTGCCGTTTCGCCATCGGTGTCACCGGCGCGGTCGTGTCGCCCTCGAGCCATTCATTGAACCCGGTCACGCTCATCTTGCGCATACCGCCCAGGCGATCCGGCCCCTTGCCGTCGCTGAACCCGTCCATGTAGGTCTCTGCCGCCGCATTGGCGTTGTCGAAGCCCAGCATCACCTTGTGCTCATCGTAGCGGCCCGTGTCCGCGTCCATCTGGTCGATCACCCAGACCGATTCCGAGGCGGGGTTGTCGCCCATGTAGAAATCGACGTGATCGCCATCCGCACCCTCGGTCTTGAGAATGCGGCCATAATGGGCGGGCATTTCGACCTCCCACGCGGTTTCGCCGTCGGGGCCGACCTTGCGGCGCATAGAGCCCTTGCGGTTCTCGATGGAGAGCGTGCGCCCCTGCCACTCGGCTTTTCCGGTCTTGTAATTCTCGGCCTCGGCCTGCGCGGGCGTGGGGTTTTCCTCGGTCTCCTGCGCGGCCTGTTCGATGTCGGCGGCAGGGTCGGCCTCGTCAGTTTGTGGTTCACCTTCCCCCTGTTCCTGTTCCACAACGCCGCTTGTGTTGCTTTCATCACCCACAAGCGCGGCATCCTCAGCGTCCATTTCATCAAGGTTCTGGCCGATCAGGGCGTCCACGTCGATGTCATCGACGTTCTCGGGCTCCTGTGCCGGATTTTGGGACAGGCCCGATTGCTGCGCGGTGTCGCCGAGGCGACCAAGCTCGGCGTCCACGGCGGCGGTGAGCGCGCCCTTGTCGGACCATTCGTCGGCCAGCGCCTCCTTGGTCATTCCGATATCTTTCGCCGCCTTGCGCAGACGGGGCAGGCTCTTCCACCACTCCGCTTGAAGCTCGGGGGATTGGGGGGTGTCGAGGTCAGGGTCGACACCCTCGACCGACGCGGGCGGCTGGGGCTCGACCGGGGCGACCTCCCCCTGTGCCTGCCCCTCATCGGGCGGCGTGACCTCGCCCTGTTCGGCCATGTCCTGCGCGCCGGGGATCGCCGCCTGCTCTTCGGCGGCGCGCTCTTCCTCCATGCGCTGCTGGATCGTCTGGATCGCCTGCGCCTCGGCGCTCGGGCGGTCCATGTCCTGTTCGTTGATCAGGTCCGACGCGATCTGCTCGACCTCGCCCGGGTCCACGCCCTCGGGGATTTCGATGGCTGCTCCCGCCTCGTCCGCGCCTTGATCCTGCGCCTCTGCCTCCTTCGGAGCGTCGGTTTCGTCGCGCTGCGCCGCGTCGCGGGCCTCGTCGAACTCCTGCGGCGACAGGGTAATCTCCTGCCCCGCGATCCGCACCGCAACGCCACCCTCATCCTCACGCAGGAACACGCCGGTATAGTCCCGCCCGTCCGCGTCGCGCAGCGCCACCTCGGCCCCGGGCTTCATGTCGGGGAACATGCCGGTGGGCGTGCGGCGCTCGGCCTGCCCGATCTGGACCGCGCCGCTCTCGATGTCCTGGCGCGGGATCAGGATGGGGCCGGTCTCGTCGCGCAGGCGCACGCCGTTGGGCGTTTCCTCCACGAACTCGGCCTCGAACGGGTTGCTCCCCTGTCCTTGCACCGTGATGCGCGTGCCTTCCTCGAAATCGCCGGTCAGCATACCCGGGGCCTTCTGCGCAGCCCGCCCGATGGGGCCGGTGGGCTCAGGTGACGGCAGGGGCGGTGTGTCAGGAGGTGGCAGTTGCGCGGGTGGCGGGGTCTCGTCGTCTTCGTCTCGCGTCGCGGGGCCCTCGGTGGCAATCCCGCCTACTGCGCCGACCGGGCCGCCGCCGAGTGCGCCCAGGATCGCGTCGCCGAAGGTGCCTTCGGTCACATCGACATCCATGCCGGCGGCCTGCCCTGCCCCGGCCTTGGCCGCCATGCCCTCGGCAACCTCTTGCGCCGATTCCTCGGCGGCCCCGAGCGCGGCACCACCGCCCACGCGCGTTGCGGCCGATCTCCCTGCCAGCCCGCGCATGCCGCCCGTGACAAGGGTCCCGGTGAATGCACCACCAAGCGCACCGATGGGCGCGGCGTAGAGCGCGGCGAGCCGTTCTGCCGCCTCGGTCGTCTTCTGAACCGCGACCTCGTGGCTCTCGCCCTGTTCGCGCAGATCTCGGTAATAGGAACTGTCGGCCTCGAGGCGCGAGATCATTTCGCCGTCCGGGCCTTCCACGCGCTCCTTCGCGGCGCTCTGGACGATCTCGCGCGCCATCTCCGCGCCCGCACCACCGGATTGCATCCCGCCGACCGCCGCACCCGCGCCCGGCGTGCCGATCACCGACGACACGACAACCGGGGCGAGCGAGCCCAGCACGTCCATCGTGAGCATCGCGTATCCGCGCAGCGACGGCTTCTCCCCAAGCGACCAGGTGGACGGCTTGAAGAGGTCGCCATCGGGCGTGCTCCCCTTGATGGCCTCAAGGCTTTGCGGGCTGACACCGGCCTGCGTTTCCTCGCCCCACTCCCGCATGGCATCGGCAACGGATCGGGTGGCTTCGCCGACGCGCTCCTTGCCCTCGTCGTTGATGAGGTTCAGCGGGTCGTAAAGGCGGCTGGTGCGCAGAAGGCCGAAGCCCTCGACCGACGCGCCAGAGCCCTTTGCGACGCCGCCTGCGAACTGCTTTCCGGCATCGCCGAGCGCCGATCCACTTTCCGTGGGATCGGCCTGCGCCGCCTCGTCCCCTTCGGTCCCGATCCGGTCGTATTCCGGCACGGCCTTGGCCGCCTTGATCAGGTCATCGACCGGCGCATCCTCGCCCAGAATGGACGCCAGCGCGGCGCGCGCATCCTTTCCCGCGGCCATTTCCTGCCCGATCCGGCTGGCGGCCTCGGTGGCGAATGCGCCTTTCTGTGCGCCATTCTTGAGACCGGCGGCGTCGGTGAGGGCAATGATGAGGTTGCGCGGGACCTGCGTGTCCGTGGCAATCCGCCCGTAATCCGGCGATCCGTCGGGCTTGAGCGCGGGCGCGGGCGCCTTCGGCTTCTTTTCCTCGAAAATGCCGCGGCCCTGGCGTTGGGCCTCCTGACGTTCAAGCTCATATTCGACGGGATCGAGCGCAAAGACGTTCTTGCGTGCCACAGCTTTCCCCTTACGGAGTTGGAGGGTGGCCACACATCATGCGCGGTATGTCTCGCGCACCTTAGCAAAGACGGGGCTGGCAGGGAAGCAGCGGCAAAAGAAAAGGTCCGGTGCGACGAGCGCACCGGACCCCATCTGGTCGGACAGGACACCCTCGCAAGGATGGATGAAAAGCAAGGTGATCCTGCGAGGATAGATAGCGCGGCGCGATTCGCCGGTCAAGCGAGATCACCTAAGTCTGGGGGGCTCCCCGGCCCCAACCGCTGCATCTTGTCCCGTGGACGCACCAGTGGTCGCGCCGAGGCGACGGTAGACATTCTGACGCGCGATCTCTTCGATCTGCTGCTCGGACATGCGCGTCTCGGCGGATGCGAACTCCTGCGAGCTGCGGATGCTGTCCGCCTCGCGCCGGATCTCCTTGGCAAGGTCAAGCGGCTCGATCCCGCCCTGTTTCTTGATCCGCAACTCTCGCGCCTGCTGGCTCAGGCCCCACAGGTACTCGAACGTCTGCTCGGGCGCGAGGGCGTAGACCGCCATCTCCACGATGTCCTGCTGGTTGTCGTACTCGGTGATCGAAGTTTCGCCCGTCTCGTCGTTGATGACGGCCAGTGTGCCGCCGATGATATTGCCGTCCTTGTCGTGCTTGAACTTGGTCTTTTTCGGGTCGATCGACAGGCCGTCGTCGATGGCGTTGTAGGTCGCGGAGAGGTGATCGACGAAGCGGTCCTCGTCGCCGTTTGTGATCGCCCAGATCGCCTTCGACCAGCTCGCCATCTGGCCTTTCACCTTCTGGCTGTCTGCCCATTCCTGGAAGGCGGTCGCCTTCTCGACGTCGCCTTGCGACAGGTAGTATTCCACGATCTTCGGGGCGGCATTCTCGGCATAATACTGCATGAAGGTCTGCGAGGCGCGCTCTTCGTCCTCCGGGTTCACCTTGCCAGTCCCCTGCCCCACAACGCCGCGCGAGGATTGCGCGGTCTCCTGCACCGCCGCCCCGGCGGCCTCGACCGATGGCGCCCCGCCCTGATCCGGCGGGTTTTGGGTGGCCTGCGCATCCAATTCCTCCGTGGACGCTTCGCGCACGTCGATATTGCCCACCTTCGGGGCAGCGCCGGGCGCACCGGGCCGCTCTGGCGGTCGCTGCGCGGCATCACGGGGCGCAGGTTGCTCGGGTCCGCTGATCGGGCCGGGGCCGTCCGTCTGGCGAGCAACGCCGCGCCCATCGGGGGCCGCTCGCTGCACAGCCCCGCCCTGCGGGAACTGCTGGGGGGCCTGCGGGCCGGGGCGTGCTTCGGGTGCCGCCGGTTGGCGTGCGCCCATCTGCGGACGACCGGACGGATCGCTCTGCGGGCGTGTCTGCGGCGGCGTGGGCGTGGGTTGTGGGCCCGCCGCCCCGCCGTCCATTTCGATGAAGGTGCGTTGCCCTTCGGGCCTCATGCGCGCCCAAAGGGCCTCGAGGCCGATCCCGGCTTGCTGTGCCGCCTGTTGCGCGCGCGGATGCTCTGCGAAGATGCGCGGCATGGGCGCTCCCTGCTCGCCAGCCACCCCGCGCACGGAGCGGCCCGGCTGCATGGTCTGCGTGGGCTGCTGCATCGCCGGAGCCGCGTCCTGTGGCGGTTGCGGCGCGACCGGTCCTTTCCCCTGCTGGCCGGGCACTGCGGGCTGTTGGGGGCCTTCGGAGCTTACGCTGGGCTGCGGCGCGATGGAGCGCGGGCGCATCTGCGGACGTGGCCTGTCGGACGGCGCATCCACGACACCGCGTGCCTGGGGGCGCGCATCAGTCGGGCCGCGCGAAGAGACCTCGCCGGGGCGTGGCTCGGGCGCAGCGGTCCCGGATTCGTAGCCTTCGCGCGTCTCGCGGTGGATGTCGGAGAGGGTGTCACGCTCATCGTCCGCGCGCTCCCATGCCTCGCGCTGGCGATCACGCTGGTCGGAGGCCCAATCGTTGTTCTCGCGCCGCCATTCCTGGTTCTCGCGCGCCCACTCGTGGCGCTCCTTGTCGCGCTTGCGCTGCGTCTTTCGGTCCTTGACCGACTCGCCATACTCGTAGCCCTGGAACGCGCCCTGAATGAATGATCCCAGCCCGGACATCTGCGTCCTCCTTACCTGTAATAGCGGGTGACGAGGCTTTCGCCCCGGCCCATCACGCCGCGCTCGGTCGGCTTCGGTGTGCTCGATGCGGCACCGCTGGACGGGCCAGCATACCTGTCGCGTCCCGCATCAGCGCGACCAAACACATGGTTGCCGATGCGGTGCCAGTTGCCGCCCGCGTCTTGCCCCCATTTCGGGCTGGCCGCCGCCGGGTTGTAATAGTGCGTCGCGCCACCTGTCGGGTCCCGGTAGTCGCCCGAGAGGATCGCGTCGGCCACCCTGTAGGCGTCCTGCGACGGCTTGCGGCTGGACATGTCGAGCCCGCCTTCGCCCCCGGCGTAGCCCGTGACGCTGTTCCACGCGCTGAACTGGCCCGGCTTCATGATGACCTGTTTCACGTCGCCGCCATAGCCGCCTTCCTTGGCCCGGTTGGCGATGACCGAGCCTGCGGCCAGCATCCCGTCATAGCCCTCGCCCCCGGCCTCTGCATCCAGCGTCAGGGCCAGAAGGTCGCGCTCGTTCTCGGGCACAGCGCCTCCACCAGCGCGCCCACCGGCGCCGCCATTATCCGGCACGAACGGGGGTGTCCCCTTGTAACCCTCTTCGCCCGGGCGCTTGTGATCGCCGTCACCGCCCTGCTTCGCCAGGCTCTCAAGGACACCGCGCTCCTTGCGCCGCTCCTTGAGGTTTTCGCCCGAAGAAATCCCGCCCGCGAGGCCGCTGAGGAACGATCCGAACGCCATCAGGCCGCCCCCGCGATGCTGCGCGGCTCGGGGCCGGAGCCCGACGCCTCACGCGGCGCGGTGTCCATCACGCCGCGCCCGCCGGGACGCTTGCGGCGCGTCTTGCCGCCCTCGAGCTTGTCCACCTTGTCGGCAAGCTCCTGCACCGCGCCCATCGTGACGCCCAGGGCATCCTGAAACGGGATGGATTTGCCGTCGCCCTTGCCGGTGGCGGAATGGAAGTCTTCGGCATACGGCCCGATATGGCGGCCCTCGTCCGCGATCCCCTTCTTGTAGGTCCATTCCTCCACGGGCATCCCCTTGAGGGTGTCGAGCACCCCGCGGGCCGGGCGCTTGTCCTCCTTGTAGTCCTTGGAGCTCATCATCGAGATGCCGAGCCCCGCGAGACTGCCGATGCCGCCCCACATCGAGTTGGACGATGCCTGGTCGGCCTGCCACGATTGAAGCTGCTGCTGATACTGTGTGTTGAGCAACTGCCCCTGCTGGCCGTAGCCCTGCATCGCACCGCGAAAGCCCGACGAATTGGCGCTGTTGGAAATGCCCAGCGACGTGGCCGGGTTCACGGCGAGACCTGAGCCCATGTTGATCGCGTTCGCGGTCTCGGCGTCGGCCCTGTCCTCGGCGCGAGCCCGTTCGGTGATCCGAGTGGTGTTGCGCGCCCCGGCGACGCCAAGAGCCTCGGTCAATTCCGAGCGGCGGGTGGCCTCGCGGGACCGGCCCGAGGCGGGATCGACACCCGAGGCGGCAAGGCGGCGCTCTTCCTGTCCCTGTGCAAGGCTGAACTGGCGGCGCGCATCAGCCCCGGCGCGGCGCACAGAACCCGCGACCTCGTCGTAGTCCGGCCCTTGCAGTGCTTCGTTGATGTATTGGTCCTGTAGTGGCTCGAACACGCTCTTGTAGCGAGAACGGTCATCCTCGGCCCACTTGTTCGAGATTTTTGCCTGCTCGCGCATGAAGCCGAGATAGTCTTCCCCGATCTCGGCCGATTTCATCGCGGCTTCGCCGATCTTGGGATCGGGGCTCGGTGCGCTGCCGCCGCCATAAATTCCCATTACTCTACCTCCCAATCCTCGAAGGTTTCGCCGCTCGCCTGATGGCTCAACTCGTGGATTTCCTGCGCTACCTCCTTCGCGTGCTGGTAGCCGCCCACGATGAAGGCAACGGTGTGCGCGACATGCTCGACCGTCTCTCGGGCCACGAAGGCAAACATGCGGGTCTTGCGGTTGTCGCTCTGCCGCCAGTCCTCGCTTTTCTCCCACATGAGAACCGCGTTCGCCATCGTAGCGCCAAGCGCGCCGCTGTGCCTCTGGAAGAAGGGGTTGCACGAATGCTCGAGCCAGGCCCGCACAAGCAGGTTGGCCATGTCCGGCACCGGCGCGGCGCTATCACCGTCGGCGATGTCGTCGGCCAGTCGCACCATGTGCATGAAATTGACCAGGAACCGCACCGCGTCCTCGTCGCCCAGAGCCCATTCCCGGGCGAGATCGTCAATCTGATCGTTGGGTAGCGGCATGGAATGGCTGGCCTTTCGCCTGATCGTAAGCGTTTTGGCCGCACATCCTGCGCGGGGATACCTGTTTCATACCATATGTAGGCCGGGCGGGAAAGGACGCGCTTTTCAAAGGTCGGGCGGCTGGACGGCGTCGAGCGCCACGCGCAGCGCCGTCATGGCCGCGTCCACTTCAGCGGTTGTGGTGGCGCCCGCAAGCGCAGCCTTCGCCTCCATGCGTGCGCGCTCCACGGTGCGATCCGCCGCATCCCATGCGTCGGCCATCGCCACCCAGAGCGTGGCCAAGTCCTGCGCGGTTGGGGCGGTAATGCCTATCTCGTCGGAGAGCCGGGGGTAATCGGCCAGATCGGGCGCGGGGTCGACGAGATAGGCACGAGCCTCGGCCTCCTTCTTTTTGTAGACCTCGACCTGCGCGGGCAAATCCGTGATGAACTCGAGGCGCTTCTGGCGAACCAGCAGGACAATCTCGCGCTTTGCGGATGGCAAAGCCTCTGCAAATTCGATGACCTCGATTTCAGCCGCTGTCTTGCGCACGATGACGCCCGCATTGACGCGGTCGCGCTTAGGGTCCGACTTGCCAAGCAGCCAGAACTCGCCTTCCTTGGCCTGTATCGACGCATCGCGCGGGTCGAACACCGCGACGCAGCGCAGGATTTCGCCTGCGGCATCATAGACTGTGACATGCGTTCCGAGTGTCATGGCTAAACCTTTGCCTGTAGGGCCATGAGGTTGCGTTTCTCCACGCTGCCGCCACTTATGAACAGGCTGACCGTATTTGAGCCACTTGTTACGGAGCCCGCTCCGGACGGATTGGAGAAAGCAAAGAACGAAACAACCGTGCTCGGCGGGACTGGAATTGTAACCAGTGTTGTGCCATTAAGCCGGATTTCAGCTTCCCCATTCGGGTCGCCGTTTATTTCTTGCGCCGCGGCCCAAATCATCGCTTTCGCTCCGGCGACGCCAGTGAAGTTGAAGTCCGATCCGTTCGCGGAAAACCCGCCGGTCGTCACCTCCTGGGGCTTGATGTTGAAGGTCTGGATGCCTTCGACCGCTACTTGCAGGTAGCCGGTCACGGGGTCCTTCGACAGCGATGTTCCGTCAAAGTCGATGAAATCAGTCCCCACCTTTCCGCTGGTGATCCGGTCGGCGGAAATGTCGATAGCCTGGATGTCCTGGATGAACGCGGTCTGCGCGGTCAGATCGCCGATGAACGCGGTGTTGGTCGTGAGCTCTCCGATAAAACCCACATCGGCAGCCAGAGACGCCACGTCGATGTGATGAGCAAGAACTGTGCCATCGAGAAGGATGTTGTCGGCCCTGATCCGCACGGCGCTGGCGGGACCGTTGATCGGATCGTCGGCGGCGACAAGCTCGAGGGAGCCTTCGGCATCTCCCGCGTCCACCCGTAGCGAATAGGTTGCCGCCTGAAATCCCTCGATGGTCGCGATCGCACTGGCGTTCTGCGTGACGTTCGCTTCGGCGGCGGCAAGGTTGGCCTCGACCGTCGTGATCTGCTGTCCGAGCGCGGTGTCCCCGTCGGTGCGCGCGGTGATCTCGTCCTGAACGGCAACCTCGGCGTCATCAAGCCGCACCTCGACCGCGGCAATGTTCGTGTCGATGATTGCCTGGTCGGACGCATCGAGCCGCGCCGCCTCGTTCGCGATGAACTCGTTGGTGCTGTCGATAAGCTGGTTGACCTCACGGATCGCGTTGGAGCGGTTGATCGCTGTTTCGCTGAGAGAGGTTCCGTCCAGTTGCTCCGCTATGACCTTGGCGGCCTTCTGCGTCCTGAGCATCCCCGAGAGCTTCTGTGCAAGGGTTTCGAGCTCGGACCACAGGATCGCCCGCTGTGCCGTGTCGCGGCGGCGGCCTGTCAGGCGCTCGACATCACGCTGCTGGCGGTTGTTCATGGCTCACCCCCAGATTTCCGTCATGTCTCCCGCGAGCGTGATCCGCGTGATCTCGACCTTCCCCTTCACGCGCACGGACCAGCGCCGCCCGAGGCCCGACGCAAGGCGGGCGGGCTCGCCCAGGGTCGTGATGGTGGTGTGCTCTACCCCATCGCGGTAGACAGTCGCCTCGAACCCTGATGGGTCGGCCAATTCCTCTCCCTCTACGAGGATCGCGGCAAAGCTGGTCAGTGTCGGCAGGTGCGCCTGCCTGGACTGCCAATCGACGGCCAGATACCCGGCCTGCGTGCTGGCGAACTCCTTGATGATGCTCGAGCCGTCGATGTAGTGCAGGTTGCCGGTGTAGACGTCGAACCTGAGCTTGTCCGCGCCGTTGGACGTGCGGACATAGCTGGGTTGCTGCGCATTGAGCGCGATCATGGCCGTCTGACGCCCGCCGCCGTCGCCGGGATCGAAGCTGAACACATAGGCCCCGTCCCGTGCGCCCGCGCTGAACGTTTCTGGTTTCAACTCCCGCCACTGGTCCCGCTCGAAGAGCCCGCGCGTGATGTTCTGTGCGCCGCTCGATTGCGATAGGGTGATGAGTCCGTCCGTGCTGGGATAGGCCGCAGCATAGCCGAGATCGACAATCCCGTCTGCCGACACGCACGGGGCGTTCTGCTCGATCCGCTCCATGATGAGGTTTTCCGGTGCTGTCCCCTGCACGATGTAGGGCTCACCGGTGGTCAGGACGGCCAACATGGACCCGAAAGCAACGAGACCCACGACATCGTTCTCGGTCAGAAGCTCGTACCTCTGGGGCCATGCGTGGGGCCGGTATGGCTCGCAAAAATACACCGACTTGCCCTTGAACGCCGCCATCATCCCCGACTGCATCCGCGTGACACCCTCGAGGCCCGTGACGGGAGGATCGTAGGATGCGCTCGGCAGAAGCTCTTGCAGCGGGTCCGTCTCGAAATCATGGACGTAGGCGGTCACACCGATGTCGAACTCCTTGATGAAGAAGAACTCCGTGGCCCCGAGCGCGGTGGTCTGGCTGACATAGACGCGCAGTCGGTTGATCCGGCTGCCACTGGGCGGCTGGTCGATGAAGGAGACGTTGACCGTGCTTCCCTCGATCACCGTGAGCGACGTGCTGGGCGGGCTTGGCAGGCTTTCTTCGTCGAAAGAGGACACCCAGGTATAGACGTAGATTCGGTCTTCCTGCGGCAGCGATGTTGAGGGCGGCACGCGACTCGCAAACTCGTCGATTATTTCCTCGCGCGTAAGCGATCCATCGTCCAGAAGCCCCACCCAGAAGGCCAGACCGGCGGCATCGGGGTCGCGGCCCAGCACGTCGTTGTAGAGCGCGGTGATGAACTCGGTATTGGTCAGACCCGGATCGTAAGGCGTTTGAGGGTCGCCATAGGTGGCGTCCTGCGACGCGGTCTCGATGCTCGTGATCGGCGCTGCGGACGGGGTCGGCAGAGCCAGCGGATACTCCGCGCCGCCGTCGCTCATGTCCTTCATGATCGGGGCAGAACCATCATCATAGGTGATGTAAAGACGATCATCGGCGACGGGCCCGGGCACGACATCGACGTTCTTGGAGAAGGTGAGCCAGGACGTGCCGTTGTGCAGGTAGAAATCCGCAGGCACGGACGGGCTCGCGTCGTGCAGAGCGAGATCGTCATGGAGCGATTTGAGTGTTCCGCGTTCGTGGTTGGTGTCGAGCGCCACCTGTGCCGCGCCATCGGGCAGGAGCGTCTTGTGCAGCCGGGGGAGCTCGCCCTGGAACGTGGTGAAGCGCAGTCTCATGGAGCGGCCACCTCAAAACCAGCTTGCGCGGACGCGCGGGCGGGCGCGGTGCTGTCCGCGTACGTTGGCCGCGTTGAACCGGCTCACGCCGTCCTCGAATTTCGCCTGATGCACGGCGGCCAGATCGAGGTTGGTGAACGGCTGCTGCGGGATGATGAGAAGGCGTGCGATCGCGCCCGATGCGATGGTCTCCCCGAAGCGCGAATACAAGACCTCGGGCACCAGATCGTAAAAATTCGACGGCAGGCCATCGGTGCCGGTGGTCATATTGTCCCCGTGCCGGGGCTTGAGGAACAGAGAAAGGGACAAAGAGCCCGTGGCAAACGGCACGATGGCGACCTGGTCATAGGTCATCTGGGTGATGAGGTGCGGCACGCCCGCCTCGGCCTGCGAAAGCTCCTGGAAGGTCAGATCATCGTATTCGACCGGGGTGAGGCGGTTGCCATCGAACTCGGCGCGCTCGATCTCGTGGATCTCCGCATAAGCGGGCGTCACCACGGGGTAATCCTGGCGCGTGACCTGCACGTTGACGCGGTAGCGCCAGCACCGGGTTTTCTCGCAGAACTCGATCGCTGCCTTGCGAAGCGCCTGCGTCATGTTGGGGATCGCCGCGCCGGGCGCGTGCGGCCGCACCAGCGGCAGGAACTCGATCAGGTTGATGGTGCTCGACATTGCGCCCCCTGCTTCGGTTTGCGCTTCATGCGGAATCCGGGGTGGCCACGGCCTCGACCTTGCGACGCACCCCGAGCTTCGACAGGAACGACTGGTAATGCGCCATCGCACGCTGCGATGCGCCGGCCATCTGCATGTCCTTGGCGTGAGACTGGTAGAGGATGTAGTCAATCAGCGCCGACTTGTAGATGGGCGAGATATCGACCTCGTCGGTGTAGTTGGTCAGCACGTCCGGCCCCACGCCGGGGATTGAGACAGACGTCGGCTCGACCGCCACCATCGCTTCGATCTGCCCATTGCCGTCGTTGGCCGGGTAGACGTAGAAATCGGTGGGGTTCATCGGGTCCGTCATGACATGCAGGACGGTCGCCGAGGCCGGGTGCCGTGTCGCGTCGTGCCAGTCGGGTATCTGGTTGTCGAGCGCGTCCCGCTCGATGGGCGTGATCGCCAGGTTGGAGGTGCGAACGGCGTCACCGGCCCCACTGGTGATGTTGCGCACGACGCGCAGGAGTTGGGTCTGCCCCGCATCGAGCGTCTGCCATGTGCCTTCCTGCAATGACAGGACGACCGTTTCGGCGCAGGCCGACGGCTTCGTGAGGCAGATTTCGAGAAGGGCGTCATTGAGCGCACTGGCCAACTCGGGGAGTGGCCAGTGCGTGCCGTTTGGGTCTTGCAGGAGCGTCTGCGCGCGCTCAAGGACGTCTTTGGCAATGAGCGCGGGCATGTGAAACCTCAGATTTCAGCGTCGGCGCGCGCCTTGCGGATGTGCCGGATAATGGTTTCGCGCTTCATGTTCTTGCGCGGCATGGCGTCGAACTCGTCCTTGTAGGCGTGCGACAGATCGAGGTCGGACATATCCTCGAGGCCGTCGTCCTGGTCGGGCTCGACGTTGTTCTCGAGGCTGTCTTCAGCGGTGTCGTCGTCGCCGTCATCGACGCCCTCATCGTTGCCATCGGGCTCGATCGCCGATTCAAGGCGTTCTTCGGGCGTTGGCTCCGGGTCCGGGTCCGGCATGATGTCCTTGGCCTCACCGGGGTCGTAGGGTTCGAACCCCTCGGGGACGGAAAGGAGGCGCTTGATGTGCGCCTCGTTTTCGACCTCGGCGACATGCTCTCCCTTCGGGCCGCGCGGCTCGAAATGGTAATCAGAGCCGCCCACTGTCACGCGGCTGCCACCGGTGCGCTGAATCTTGGAGACGATCAGCATCTTGCTTCTCCCTTTTGGTTTCGATCCGCGCGGGATCAGTAGATGTATTGGAGGACGACGGTGATCTTCTTGCCCGCCCCCGCAGCCACGTCGCCGCTCAGAGTGGCCCCGATCCCGCGATGGTCCGCGGCGCGCGCGATCCCGAGGCAGTTGAGCACGGTGGCGGCATTTTCGGCATCGTTCACGGAGACGGCATCGAAGAGCAGGTCGGTGGTGAGCGCGCGGGTGGCGTCGTTCTCGCCCGCCTTGCCGTCCATCGTGCCGATATCGGCGGTGATCACGCCGAGCCCTTCGCCGATGAGGGTCGCGCCGATGACCTGCGCACCGCCGGGCAGGAAGCCGAGCTCGAGGACGTCCGACGCGGCGGTGAAATCCTCGGTGAACTCGTGGGTGAGGATGGCGGCGCAGACGACGCCGAAGGCGTAGCCGACGGGCTGCTGGGCGCGGCCATATGCGAAATCGTTTTGCTGGAGCATGGGTCTGATCCTGTTTCAGTCCGGTTTACGTAGCGAAGCGGGCGCTCCACGCGCCCGCCTCAGTCACATCAGCCAGCCGGGGTGGCGTAGGTGTCGAGGGCCATGATCCCGAAGTCCTTGCCGTTGAAGCGGGTCTTCTTGCACCCAACGATGGTGCCCGCCACGACGGTCGGCTCGTTATCGTAGTCCTCCATTTCTTCCTTCCACATGAACCGCTGGCCCTTGGTGGTGCCGTAGGCGCAGACACCGGCCTGCCGGCCCATGAAGAGCGCCCGCGCGGCGGGGAGATCGGAGCCGGTTCCATAGTCGCTGAACCGGATGGCGCTCTCGTGGCTGTGCAGGATCACGTTGTTGATCATGCCCAGGCCGCCCTTGAAGATGCGGTTCTTCGATCCCTCGGCGGCAGCGGCGGCCTTCTGGACGTCGAGCCAGCCGTTGCCTTCATCCGTGCGAAGGTCCTGCTCCTGGTTGGGCGACATGACCGTGACGTAACGGTCCTCGCCCTCGATGGAGACCGGCATCATGTTCGCGGTGGTGGGGTCGAGGGCGCGCATCATGCGGGCCTTGGTGCAGGCACGCTCGATGACGTTGCGGGTCATCTTGTCCGCCGCCACGATGGTGGCCTTGGACACCGCATCGCCGCCGTAGAGGATGTGCTGGGTGTCGGGCGCCTGGATCGGGTTGCCCGCGTGCCCGGTGAAGTCCGTCGGCTCGATGTAATCCTCGTTGATCCCGCGCGAGCCGGAAAGGTAGATGAACATGAGCTCGTCGATGTACTTCGACCAGTAGTCGCCGAGGCGGTTCTTGGCGACGACGCGCATGTCGTGCGCGGTGCGCTTCCGAGTCATGCGGCCGCCAGCGGAGACCGATTTGCGCGTCTGGTCGATGATGACCTCGTCCGAGTAGAAGCGCAGGTTCTCTTCCTTGCCCTTCACGCGGGCATCGCCCTGCGTCGGGCCACCGCGAAGCTGGACGGACAGGTCGAAGCTGATCTTCTCGCCCTTGTCCGATTCAAGCTCGGTCTTCTGCTCGATGATGTTGTTGTCGCCCTTGCCGATGAACTTCTTGGAAAAGTAGCTCTTGTGGAGGACGTCGACGGCGAGGTTCGAGGACCACTTCTTCTGGGCCTTGACGTCGCCAAAGGGGATGATGGTCTGGGGCATAATGTTTCCTCATGCGGGTTTTGAACGACCTGCATAGGCACATCATGCGCTCTAGCTGTTAAACGCATACCATATGTTGTGTCACAAGAAAAGGGGGCGCAGATCACGCCCCCATCAGTCTCCGTCCATCGGGTGATACCTCGATCACTCGAGCGAATGCAGCGTGATGCCTCCTTCCGGCTCGTCGAGGTCGAACACGGGTGGGCCGCCGCTCGTATCGTTGTGGATCGGGATGGATTTTGGAGCGCCGAACGCGATACGGACACGCCCTGCCGCCGCTTCCTTGATCTCGAAGACCAGGTCGCCGACCTGCACGCGGTCCGACGCTTTCAGCCTGAGCACCAGCATTCGGCGCCTCCCTTTCTTTCGTTCGGCCCGATCAGACCATCATGGACGAGAAGATATCGCGCTCTTCGTCGGAAAGCTGGGCCATAGCCCTCTCGACCTCTTCTGGCTTGCCGGTGTCCACCACGCGCTGCAAGGCGGCGTATTTGCTGTCGCCCGTGTCGCTCATGTCGGAAGCGGGAACGCGGGCGAGCGTCTTGGGCGGCGTGCGCAGATCATCGCCGCGAGGGTCGGTGGCGCGCTGCTGCTGCGGCTGCGGCTGTGGCTGTGGCGCAGGCTCCTGCCCCTTGATCGGCGGGACGTCCTTGAGGCCGAGGTCGTCTGCGGTCGAGACAAGACGGCGGTGCGCGATGGCCAGTTGCTCCTTGAAGCTGCGGTTGGCGAGCGCGGGGTTGGACGTGACGGCGCGCACCTCGGCGTCGAACGCTGCGATCACGCCCTCGGATTTCAGGCCCTCGTAGTCGGTGAGGTATTTGGATACCGCGTCGTTCCACTGCTCGGTCTCGTCCGCCAGTTGCTTGCGGGCGATGGCGCGTCCCTCGACCGCGCTGTCGATCTTCTCTTGCAGCGCCGCCTGCTGCTCCCTGAGCTCATCGCGCGACAGGTCGCCATCGTCATACTTGTCCAGCAACGCCTGCTCCTGCTGGCGCAGACCGTCGATCTCGCTGTCATACTGCGAGGTATCCACGGGAGCCTGCTGGCGCGGCTTGTCCCCATCGCCCTGCTGCTGGGCCGAGGGCGCGGTATCGTCACCCTGCTGCGCCGCGACCGTGTCGTCGCCCTGGGCGGCCTGCGTGGTGTCGTCTCCCTGCGCAGACGGGGCGGTATCCTCCTCGGCGGGCGCGGGTTCGCCGCCCCATCCGGCATCACGCCAGCGCTGGGTGTCTTCGTCGGTCAGCGAGGCGCTGCCGTCGATCTCTTCGCCTTCTTCCGCGTCAAGCGCGGCGCGCTCTTCTTCGGTCAGAAGCTCGTTGTCGTCGGTGGTGGTCTTGTCGTCATCAGCCATTAGTCTGATCCTTTTCTGTGGTGTCGAGGGCTTGCTAAACGAGGTCGGAGCCGTCCTGGATGTTGGCGCAATGCGCGCCGAACACCTCTTTTCCCGTCAGTACGTTGATCGACGGGCGCACGACCACGTCGAGGCCGTCCGTGCCGAGAATTTCCGGCATGGCCTTGATGAGGTCGGTCGCGCTGGAATACGCACCGATGAGGTTCGACCTGACGCGAGGGTCGCCGGAGCCCTGCTCAACGACATACCCGCCGTTGCAGGCGGGGATGATGCGGGTTTCTGGTTGCTTGTCTCTGTCTTGCTTCATCGGACTGCCCTCACTCGCCCGGTTTGCGCTTGGTGGCGGCCTTGACCGCCCACATGGCCGCGCTTTCGATTTCCGTCTGCGCCAACGCCTTGAGGCGAGCGATTTCCGCGCTCTGGCGCGTTTCGTTGGGCGTTTCGTGCGGCGGCACGTCGATCTCATTTTCGATGAAGTCGATCAGATCGGCGGCGCGCGCCTTGATCTCGTCCACGACATCGTTGCCGCTAGGATTGAAGGTCGTGCCGACGCGGTATTTACCTTTGGTGGTGGTCATGGTGCTGTTTCCTCTCTCTCTGTCTGTCGGTCAGCCGTGATCCAGCGCCAGGTAGGTGCGGACCACGGCGAGAAAGAGCGCGTCCTTCACGCGCTCGGTGGGGCTGAGTTGGTCGTAGCGCACCATGCAGGGGTGTTCCTTGGCGCGCTCGTCCTTCACCAGCCCGAACCGCCACCCGTCGCGCGCCTTCTGCGCCATCCAGTTGTTGTGGCTGTCCTCGGGGCTGGCGTGCGGGTTTTCGAAGGCGTGGCGCACGCCCTGAATGGCGGATTCGCGCTGCCAGTCGGGCGCGTCATTCCAACGGGGCTGGCTGCCATCGCCCATGCTGGCACAGAAGGCGCGGTTGACCTCGTGCGCAAGCTGGGCGGCATCCTCGATCCGGGCCATGTTCATGTCTTGGGCGACCATCTGCTCATACCTCGTAATGCTTGTGGATGAAGTGCTGCGCCTGCCCCAGAAGCAGGGAGCAGGTCTCGGTGCTGTGGGTCGATCCGACGTAGAGCCTGCCGTCGGGCAGGCGTCCGATCACGATGGCCTGTTGCGCGTCGTTCTCGACCAGCCCGTCGACAACCTCTTTGAGGTCGAACAACTGCCCCGGCGTGCCGCAAAAGTGCAGCGGCGCACCGGTCAGGCTGACGATCTTGTCGTCGTCCGTCACCTCCGCGCCTCCCCGGCGTTGACCCTCTTCGCGTCTGCCGCGGCACGCTCGCGCTTCTTCGGGCTGGCCCAATCGGGCAGGAGCACGAGCGCGGTGATCTTGTCGCCCTCAATCTCGGCATCACCGAGCGGCTTCACGCTGCCCGCGGGGCGCTTGCCTTCCGGCAGAAGGTCCCAGCGCGCCATGCGGATCGACACCGACCCCTTCATGCTGTTGCGGATTTGGTGCGCGCCATTCGGGTTCAGCACGATCTTGGCATGGCCCTCATCGACGCCGCGCCCGATCAGCACGTCAACCTTGTCCGTCTCGGGGTTGAGCGCACGGTTGAACAGGCGCTTCTGGGCGTCCGCATTGAGCGTGATCCGCACGGTTGCACGCCGCCCCTTGGGCGACACGGACATGGACATGGAAATGCCGGTGCTGTTGCCTGCGGCGGTGGTTTCCAGTTTCGGTACTGCGGTAAATGCCATCGCTGTTTCCTTTCACATCTTGCGACAAGGCTGGTGATGCCGGGCGATCAAGCGCCGCTCGGCACCGGGAGTTGAGGCTGTTGTTGCGGCGGCGGCGCCATCTGTTGCGGTTGCGGCGCGCCCGGGGCGGGCATGTTAGGAGAGGTCTGGCCCTCACCCGCCGGGGCGGGCTGGTATCCGGCCTCGCTGAGAATGGAATCGGCAACCCCCGCGACGGACTGCGCCTTCATGATCGCGGCGGCGGCCTCGAGTGCCTTGACCTGCGTTTCCACGTTCGCGCCGGCCGTTTCGGCGAGGATGCGTCGGATCTCCGCAAGGACGCGGGCGCCCTCGGCGCCAACCTTCTCGGCCTTGGCGCGCTTCTCGGCGGCGCTGGCCTCCTTGTCGGCCAATTCCGCCTCTGCCGCACGTCTTTCCATCTGAGCCTGCTCTTCCTGAGCCTGCTGGCGTGCGATTGTCTCGGGGTCGGGATTGTTCGGATCGGCGTCCGGGTCGTCCTGACCGGTGTGCTTGCGGATGCGCTTCACGATCTCTTCGCGCTGGGGCAGGTCCATCGTCTCCACAAGGAGATCGAGCACCACCAGCACAAGCTCGGGGTTGGTCTGCCCGAGCTGCGTCATCATCTCGAACAACTCTTCGACCTGCGCCTGCCGCATGGTGGCTTTCCAGTCGTCCTCGCTGATGATGAAATCCGCCTTGGTGCTGACGATGTCGCTCTCCGGCAGGAGTTGGTCAGGCGCGTTGGGATCGGGCTCGTTGACCTTCAGGAACTCGGCGTTGCCGCGCATGTTGGTGATGCGGAACCGCTTTTCCTCGGTCATGAACTGCTCCATGAGCGAGAGCATCTTGGAGCCGTGTATCTGCCGGGCAAGGCGCAGGTTGTCGAAGATCGAGGCGGTGGCGAGCGCGCCCTGGTCCTGCCGGGCGATGATCGCCTTGCCCGACGTGGCGTTCGTGGTGCGGCCCAGGTTCTCGTCGGTGATCCCGCTCAACTGCTGGATCATTTCGATGGACCGGCTCATGAGATCGAGGTGCGCGGGAGCAAGCTCGCGATCGACGGCAATTTCGAGGTGGTGGTTGGGCTCCTTGACCAGAACGCCATCGGGGCGGGCAAGCTCTTCCTGGAAGGCGTCCATATCAGTCACGGCGCCGCGATCCATGATCACGCGGTTGGACGAGAGGATATGCAGGGCCTTGGAGGCGCGCTTGTTGATGTCCTCCTGCGGCCCGCGCATCGAGCGCACCACCCCGTAGGGCAGGTTATTTCGGCCTTTGCGGTAGCACCAGATCGGCGTGAACGGAAAGTGGTTGTGGCGATAGGGCGACTTGGACAGGTAGAGAAGCCCGTCCTCGGCCATGATCGCGACGTGCATCCGCATCCGCACCTTGTTCACGATGGTCGCGCGGCCCCGCTCCACGTCGGCCATGTGGCCGCGGCTGCGCGGGTCGAATATCTCGCCCGTGAACTGGCCGCCGCGCATGTAGCGATCTTCGACCGGCACGCGAAACCATGCCTCGATGAGGCGCACACGGGCACGCTCGGAAACAGCACCATCGGCGGCCCCGTAGATGCTGGTCTGGCTCCATTCTTCCTCGGCGGCGTCCATCTGCTCGTCGCCAGCCCCGTCGAGGCTGCGCATGAGATCGAAGCTGGTGGAGGCGGATTTCTCGATGACGTCTTCGCGCCCGCGAAACATGCTCTTGGCGGTATCGACGTCCGTCCATTTGGTGCGGAAGATGTAGCGCCCGTCGGACAGATCGGACTCGGTGGCCATGCTGTCGAAGAGGATGTTGCGCCAGGTCTCGAAGCGATCATAGATAGCCTCGCCCTCGTCATCCTCCTGCACGCCGCTTTCGATCCAGCCAAGACCGGAGACGACACAGTCCTTGAAGCTGCGGCTGACGTGGAAATCCGAGAGATTGACGTCCGAGAGGTACTTGAGAAGCTGGCTCTTGCGCTCGGCGGCCTTCCCGCCTTCCTCCTGACGTGGGAGTATCTTGTAGTCCGTGCGGCCCCGCTTCTCGGTGCCGAGCATCCAGTTTACCGTGGTCGAGATCACGTTGTAGACGAGCGGGGCCTGTCCGCGCGATTCCAGCACGGCCTTGTCTTCCTCCCGCCACTGGTCGCCGTCATAGAAGTCCTCGTCGAGCCCCATTTCGTTGCGGTTGTTGCCCTGGCGCTCGATCTCACGGCGATAGTGACCCATGAGGTTCTTGAAGAGCTCGTAGGGCCGTCCTTCGTCGAGGTTTCGGCTCTGTTGGAGCCGCTGCACCTGTTGCGCATCCGGCGCCTGGCCGAAATCGTAGCGATCCATCGGGTCGGTGGATTTGGGAGCGTGAAACGTGATCTGGTTGCGCTTGGCCGGATCGTCGTCGTTGTCGCGGTCGGTCTCAAACATTGTCCACGATCTCCGCTTCTGTGGTCTTGCCCGTGTTGGGATCGGTGATCAGCACATCGGCCACGGCCTGCTTCTCTCCCTCGGGGAATGGCGGCATGGCCAGGAGATCGCCGAGGCTGTCGCGCACGATGCTGGTGACCGCGATGACGTTGCGTGGCTCCATCGGGTTGAGCCCGAGAGCGGCGGCGAACTGGTAGCTCATCGCCGCGGTGTCGGCGGGATCGCCCGTGTGCTCGTCCCATGCGAAGGCCATGTCGAGCGGCACGAGGCATGGCGTGATCCGGTCGTGCGTGGGCAGCGCCCGGGATGGCACGAGCGCGAGGCAGGGGCGCCGGGTCGTGAGTATCCACGTCCCGATAACGGTGATTTCGCCTCGCGTGCGCTGCCAGAGGCGCAAGCTGAGGTCGATCACGGGTGTGTTGGGTTCATCGCTCATGCCGTCATCGCCCCCCTCGAGCGTCGTTTCGGTGCGGTTGGTGCGTTGAAGTGGGCCGGATCGTAGCCCTGCGCGTACTGGCGCAGCGAGTCGGCGGCTTCGGTGTGCCCGTCGAGCTTTTCGGGCTCGTCGGTGAAGACGCCCAGGCGGCTGTTCCATTTCTTCTTGTAGAGATCGAGGTGGCGAATACCGGCCTCGCAGTCCTCGCCCGAGCCGTCGATGTTGAACCAGCACTGGCCGAACGCCTCGCGGGTCATGTTGATGCCTTGTGTGAGATCGGGCACGCGCGGCACGATCCTGAAGCGCCAGTCAGGGGCAAGCTCTTGCAGCATGGAGAGCGGCGCAGCGACGGTGTTGGCCAACTGGCGCTCGTGCGTTGCATCATGCGGCAGGTAGTGGATGCCGAAGAGCCAGCCGGTGTCGCGCAGGAGCTTGACGTAGTGGCTGTAACCCTTGGCCCAATCCTCGAAATACCGGATGAAGCGATGGCGCGTGCCGACGTCCTGCATGGCCCAGATGCCGGTGCCGTCGCCCGACCCGATGTCCCAGAACGTGTGGACCGGCACGTTGCTTACATGCGGGATGGGGCACAGGCGGCCTTCGGCGCGGGCGCGGGCGAGCTGGGGCGCGAACCATATGCCCTCGGTGCCGCGCATCCAGCACTCGGCGGGTGTCGATGGGTATTCCCGCCACATGCCCTCGCTGTCGCCCGCCTGCTCGTTTTCGAGCGTCGTGACATACCATGCGCGCTGCGGCAGCTTGAGCCGCACGCCCATTTCCGCCTCGACCTTGTCGAAATACTCGTGCTGTTCGGGTCTGATGCGGACGTGGCGCGGATCGGTGGCGTATTCAGGGGTGATGAACCACGGGAAGAAGTGAAACTTGAACTCTTTGGGGCCAAGCGGTGTGGGATCGTGGCTGCGCTTCTCGGCCCGGTCGGCGATGTCGAAGAACTTGCCTTCCTGACCCTCAGCGGTGGATTCGATGATGGCGATGCCATCGACGGGAACGGCGGGCAGCGAGCCCTTGACGATTTCCTCGGCCTTCTGGGGGAACTTGGCCGCGATCTTGCCCATCTCGGAGATGTGAAGGCGCTGGATCGTGCCTGAGCGCATGGAGACGGCCACACGCATGGCGCTGTTGTTGTGGAACAGCATCTCGGATTCGTTGCTGTTCTTGAGCGGATAGAGATCCTTGACGATCTGCGGCAGGCGGTCGTAGGCGAATTTCGCCTTGTCGCGGAAGATCACGCCCGCGTCCTCGAGGCTGTGGGCGATGATCCCGCACCGCTGGTCGTCGTTGAAGATCGCGTGGTCGAGGAAATAGATGGCGATCAGGGTCGTGAAGCCCAATTGGCGGGCTTTCAAAATCACGTTTCGCGTATGAAGTTTGGCCAGGAACCTCCGTTGCGCCCTGTTTGGCCGGAACGGGACGACGGAGCCCTCCTGGTGCTCGTCGCTTTTGGTCATGATCTTGTAAAGCTGGCCCGAACAGATGCGCCAGAGCGGGTCTTTCAGGCAGGCCAGGAACTCGGTGGTGTCGCGGGGCTCGTAGTCGAGCGGCAGCGGGTTGGGAAGCTGCGCGATCTCGGCTGCGGCTTCGATTTCCGCCGGAAACGCGCCCTTGCGGGTGTGTTGTGCGTCCTGCACGGCCATCATGTACCGCCCTCGTCGTCCATCAGGCGGCTCGCGTTGTCGCGCATGTAGGCCGGATCGAGCGGCGGGGACGCGGCGTTGATCTTGCGCGCCGCTTCCAGGAGCTCGGCGGATGCGCCCAGCTTCACCTCATCCTTGAAGAACGACAGGTGCCGCGCGACCTGCTCGAGCGCCTTGGCCCGGTCGGCGATCTTGACCTCGATGCCGTCCTTGGTCTGCTTCACGCCCTCGTAGAGCGGGTGTGACATGGCCTCGCGGCTGTCCGATAGCTGGACGGTGGTAACGCCCTCGCCGAAGCACTCGGGGCAGTCGAGCGATGGCGCAGCGGTCGCGTCGTACCCATAACCACCCTCGTCGTCGGGCATACCCGGGACGGTGTTGCCCGCGTCGATCACCTCGCCCAGGGCGATGAGGGCCTTGTGATCATTGCCCGCGATACCATGCAGGAAGGCGTTGACCGCGTCGCGGTATTCGCGCTCGGTCTTCCATTGGTACTGGTGGTCGACACCGTGGCAGTAGCGGCATGAACGGCGCTCGACGCGGACGAGATCGTTGGGGTCTCCGGTGGCGGTGTCCCACATCCGTTTGAGGATGTCGGCGTGCTCGATCTTGAGCTCCTGGGCGATCTCTCGCTGCAATTCGGCGATGCGAGCCTTGATCTGAGGATTTCTGAGGAGATCATATCCCTGCTCGCTGGCGCTGTTCCGGGAGTATCCAGCGGCGATTGCGGATCGCGTGGCGTTGCCGTCCTTGACGTACTCGAGGCAGAAATGCTCGCGGCCCCACGGCAAGCCGGATGGCGCGACGTCAGCCTTCTTCGTGGCTTTCCCCGCTCCCTTCTTCGTCTTGGATGGAGCTTGCTTCCTGGTGGCCATGACCCCTGCCCGAGCCTGCGCGATGGTGCGATGTGCAATTTCATAGCACAGGGCCAGAGGGCCAGTCGAGAGGGTGTGTCGGGTGTTGGGTTATCGGGTCGAGAGTCGTCGCCAGACGACGAGAGACCGTAAGGTCTCGATATATACTATGGTTCTGGTTCTGGTATGGTTTTGATTGGGTTAGCCCAAAACGAACCGTTCGCTTTTGCTAAGTGTTTCATGTGAAACAATTATGGTGTGTAACTTTGAGACGAATTTGAACGTCACTAACGCAAAAATTCTTGCCGATTTTTTTCAGAATATTGCCTGTTTTGGCGCACGATGGCCCTCCGGCACCCCAAAAACGCAACCTGTTGGCGATTGTAAAAACTGCTTTTCGCGCTGGCCTCTTTACTTGACTGCGGTTGCATTATATTGCATCCTGCAATCGGATGAGAAGCAAGGAGGGCCTTCGGATGGAACAGACCACTGCTGATGCCTACGCAGCCGAACGCGCAGCCCAAGCGGCTCGCGATGCCGGTGATCTGCGGCAGGCAATCGCCGAGTATCGCCGCGCGGCGGTGATTTGGGGCGAGTTGTGCGACCGCCTCACGCGGTGCGGCGAGGTGCTTCTGTGCGGGCTCCTGCGCGCCAACCAGCACCGGGCAGAGCGCAAGGCCGACCTGCTCGTCTTTTACGCCGCCTGACCCACCCCCAACAGCAAGGATGGACCCTATGGATATCATTGGATTGAGCCGCGCGACGAACCTCGCGATGCAGTCGGCCACCAAGACCGAGCTTGGCTGGCGCCTCGCGTGCAGCGGAAGCTCGGCGCTGGGAAAGGTCGTCCAGGAGGACCTTGTTCGCACCTACGGCCCTAACGGCATTCAGCCTTCGCTCTACGGCGGCGCTGTCACCGTGACACACGAGAGCCCCGCCTATGCCGATATCGAGGAATTACAGGCGCAGCGGGCGGCACCAGAGATGGTCACCACCTGCGCACCAGCGCAGGCGATGGCCGGGGGCGTGATCTCGGTGAGCGCCATCGACAACGGCACCGTGACCATGACGAAGCACTACCTCGTCGCGGTATGCGAGCTTGATGCGCTCGGTGAGATCAAGGGCTCGCACCACCTGTCGAGCCACACGACAGGAACGCCCGAAGAAGCGAAGGACCTCGCCCTGAGCGAGACCGCCGCGGATTGGGGCTGGCACAGCTACGGCCCCGACGACCTGCACGTCCTGTTCGTGCTGGCCGTGCCATTCGGCACCGAGATCGAAGTGATCGAATACAACGAGAAATTGGAGGACTGAGCGATGGACGTGGTTCTGCACGAGCAATTCTGCGCGCCGCTGGCGATCTCTGCCGGTGACCTGCTGCGCGACAACAACTGGCTTCCTGACGATCTGGTTGGGCGTCTGCACGACGAGGACGCGATCAAATTCGACACCCCGCGCGGCTCGATGACAATCTGGCGAGCGGATGCGTGGGATCGCGCCGAGGCTGAGCGGTTTTTCTACGTCACCGCCACCGATGCGGGGCGCGAGCACATGATGGCAGGCCCCTACCAGACGCGCCGCGAGGCAGAGGATCGCGTCCGCGCGGTCTGCGCCTACGCCTGTGATCGCGACGGGCGCGCGCACTTCATGGGCTGGGGCACTGCGTCCAGCCTTGAGCCCATCACCACGCCGCTGGGGGAGTTTTGATAGTGCATAGCGCTGAATGCACAGCCTGCGGCAAGCCGAAATCTGATGACGGCTTGCGCGCCTGCCCCGAGTGCCGGGCGGAATGGCGGCGCTACAGCCGTAAGCCTGGTGGCCCAGCCGAGACGATTGAGGTGCTGCGCGCCGAGAACGCGCGGCTGCGGGAGAAAATCGAACGGTTGGAGAGGGAACGGACATGACTCTGCCACTGCGCAATCTCGACACCCCCCCTGCTGCGCCGCCGGTCGACCCTCGCCCGCCGATGATCATCGACAGCTTCGCGGGGGGCGGCGGGGCGAGCACCGGCATCGAGATGGCTCTTGGCCGCGGGCCGGACGTGGCGATCAACCACGACCCGGTCGCACTGGCTATGCACGAGGTAAACCACCCCGAAACCCGGCACCTGATCAACAGCATCTACGCCATCGACCCGCGCGACGTGGTGTCACCCGGGCGGCGCGTTGGCCTCGCCTGGTTCTCCCCCGACTGCAAACACCACTCCAAAGCCAAGGGCGGCAAGCCTGTAGAGAAGAACATCCGCGATCTGGCATGGATCGTGGTGCATTGGGCCGAGCTCGTGCGCCCCGATGTGATCATGCTGGAAAACGTCGAGGAATTTCAGGACTGGTGCCCGCTCACGCCCGACAACCGCCCCGACATCACGCGCCGGGGCGAGACGTTCCGCGAATGGGTGCGCCGCCTGCGCCGCCTCGGCTACAAGGTCGAGTGGCGCCAACTTCGCGCCTGCGACTACGGCGCCCCGACGATCCGCAAGCGCCTGTTCGTGATTGCCCGTCGCGACGGTCGACCGATCATCTGGCCGGAACCGACCCACGGCGCCCCCGACAGCGCCGAGGTGATCGCGGGTGCGCGACACCCGTGGCGCACGGCGGCAGAGATCATTGACTGGTCCCTGCCCTGCCCCTCGATTTTCGACACCAGCGCCGAGATCATGGCAAAGCACGGCCTGCGCGCGGTGCGGCCTTTGAAAGACGCAACCCTGCGCCGGATCGCGCGCGGCGTGATGCGTTATGTGGTCGAGGCCAAGCAGCCGTTTGTCGTGACCTGCAATCACTCAGGCGAGAACTTTCGTGGTCAGGGTCTGGATGAGCCGTTCAAGACGCTGACCGCTACGCGCGATGCTCACGGCTTGGTCGTGCCGACGCTTGTGCAAACTGGCTACGGCGAGCGTCCCGGCCAGCAACCGCGGGTGCCGGGCCTCGACAAGCCGCTCGGCACGCTCGTGGCAGGCGGGGGCAAGCACGCCCTCGTCGCGGCCTTCCTTGCCCAGCACAATGCCGGTGCAAGGATGGAGAAGAACGCCGGGCGCCCCGCCACGGAGCCGCTGAGCACACTCACCACGCGCGGGACGCAGCAGCAGGTGGTCGCGGCCAGCCTGATGAATATGCACGGAACGTCCCGTCGCAGCGCCTCGATCGACGCACCGCACCCGACACTGACCGCAGGCGGGCAGCATGGTGCGATCATCGCCGCGTTCTTGCAGAAATACTACGGTCAGGGCTTGGGCCAGGACGCGGACGGGCCGCTCCACACGCTCGGCACCCGTGACACCTTCGGCTTGGTCACGGTCGAGATCGACGGCCAGACTTACGCGATCACCGACATCGGCATGCGAATGCTCACCCCGCGCGAGCAGTTCCGCGCGCAGGGCTTTCCCGACAGCTACATCATCGACCGCGCCCCGGATGGTCGGCCAATGACCAAGACGGAACAGACCCGAATGTGCGGCAACTCCGTCTGCCCGCCCTTGGCGATGGCGCTGGTCAAGGCCAATTGCGAGCACCTGCGCGACCAAGCCGAAATCGAAGCCACGCTGGCTTCATCCACCTGACCACCACCAAGGAGATCAAGATCATGACCACACCTGCCGCCGCAAACTTGTACCTCGCGCAACACCTGCACGCATGGGAGGGAAAGGGTTACGCGGTCTACAATCCGCACAACAAGCCGGTCGAGGAGCTGCCGGTCATCTACGGCTTCAACAACGGTGGCGGGCCTTACTTCCTCGCCGCGGTCCTACTCGCCGAAGATGGCACCGGCCTTGGGAGCCACGGTTGCAGCGCCGAAGGCTACATGCCTCACGACCTTGGCATCCTCGAAGGCTCGCGCCCTGATCGGCACGAGACGTTCCGTGCTCATTACCCTGATGGCTACCGCATGGATTTCGTGCCCGGCTCGGATGTGAAGACGCACACCGGTCTCCAGGCCGCCTATCTGCGCAATCAGGAAAAGGCGGATCAGGCCCCACCTGACCTCGACTGACCGCAGCGCAGCGCGGCCCCGCGCGGGCCGCGTCACGATGCGATCAATCAAAACCCGATCAAGAAAGGATTGGCCCGTGAAAGATGAGGAAAAACAGACGCTTTACGATATCCGAATCGCCCGGATTGATGTGCCTGGATATTTCTGGATCAAAGGCTGCACCTCGATCCCCGATGCTATCAACGCCTACCTCGGAGAGTATAAGGCCAGCGGTCTTGCCGCCGCCGGGTTTGGCACGGGCTTGGTCTGCACCCGCCTGCCCCATGTCGTCGTCGGCTGGATTGATGCCAACGGCACCTTCTCGCCCGCGCGCAACGTGACGATGCGAGATCACAGCATCCACGCGACGCGCCTCCAACACTTCGACACCCCGCAGCAAGCCCTCGCATCCATGATCGACGACGTGATGGCCTGCATGGAGGCAACAGCCGAGCGGATGGTGGGGGAGCGCGAGCACTACACCGAGGAGGACTTTCTGAATTTCGCCGGCAAGCGGCGCGACTACGCTTTTATCAAGGATCACATCTCCATCGTCGGGGCTAATCTGTTTTCGCTCCCTGACCAGCACGTCGTGCAAAAGGCGGTCGCGGATCGCTTCTACCGACAGAAGACCACCGACATCACCGTGACGCTCACCAGGGACGAGGCCGAGCGCGAGGAAAGGCAGTCCACATTCGATGAAATGCTCGCGGCGCTGGAAAACCTCGAAAACGATGACGGCAATGCCATGCCGCCAAGCGCGTGGGACATGGTGCAGAAAGCCATCGCCCGGGCGAAGGGGGTGGCGGTATGACAGACAAGCCTATCATATTCAGCGGGCCGATGGTCCGGGCGCTGCTCGACGGGCGCAAGACACAGACGCGCAGGTGCGGTAAGCGGGATTTTTTGCGCAGCGGCATCATGGAATGGAATGGCCGCGAAATGCAGCCGCTTCCTAGCTACGCCCCCGGCGACCGGCTTTGGGTAAGGGAGGCTTGGGGCATGGGGGTGTCCGACCACGGCGACTGCCCGCGCTACAAGGCCACGCTCGATTACCAGTGCGGCGACAAGATCATTTCTCCGCACGAAGGACCGTTCAAGTGGAAATCCCCCATCCACATGCCGCGCAAGTTTTCCCGCCTGACCCTGACCGTGACCGATGTGCGGGTGCAGCGGTTGCAGGAGATCAGCGAGGCGGATGCGGTTGCGGAGGGCGTGGATGCTGTTTCGATGGCTGATGTGCCGCGCCAAGCCGCAATGTCTTCTCGCAGCGACTTTGCTGCCCTCTGGAACAGCCTGCACGGCCCCGACGCATGGGATCAGAACCCGTGGGTGGTCGCGCTGACTTTCGACGTCCACCGCTGCAACATCGACCGGGTGGGCGAAACGACATGAGCCTATCCCGTTCCGAAATTCGCGACACCGCCTCCTGCCCCAAGTGCCGGGCAGCGATCGGCAAGCCGTGCCGTCACAGCGGCAAAGGCGCCGCCGCAAAGATGGCGCGAGGGTCCAGTCACCATGCCCGGCAGGTGATCGCGCAGCGGCTCGTAAAGGAGCAGAAACTTCCGGGGATGAGAGCGACCGTCATAACCGACGCAAGCCACTGCCGCAAAACCGGGGCTGGTGGGTGGGCCGCGTGGATACGCATTGATGGCGATGACTCCCCGATCAAGATGAGCGGTCCGCTTCGCACTGTCACCACTCGCTCGGATGAAGCGGAAATTAGGGCTGCTTTGAACGGCATCCACATCGCTCGCGCGCACGGCGCGAGATCCGTGTTGGTGCAAACCGACTGCATGACGGTCGTCCACCTGATCTACGGCAAGATTCGCAGCCGGAGCCTTCTCAAGATATGGAACAGCGCCGTCGCCACGGCACGCGTCGATCTGGTCGGGGTGTCTGCACGGCACGTCAAGGGGCACACCGCGAAAGACGACGCCAGGTTCTTTGTTAACCGCTGGTGCGATCGGCAGGCACGCAAGGAAATGCGCGCAATGAGAGCGGAATTGGAGCGCGCAGAATGACCCCCGACAAACGCCCCCTCACCGTCGGCTGCGTCGCCTGCGGGCACGAATGGACCGGCCTCTACCTGCCCATGAACATCAGCTTGGCGGCGCGCGCCATGCAAACCATGCACTGCCCCATGTGCGGCGCGTCGAGCTCGGATATCCGCATCCGGGCCGAGAAGGGGGATGACGCAGCATGATGGGCCCCATAAAGGACTGGCGCGCATGGTTCACCGTCGCGATTCTGATCGGCTACGTCGCCGCCTTCGAGACCGCGCGCCAGAACCAGCACGCCCCCCTGACCGATGAGGAGATCGAACGAGTGCTCGACCGCCACGTCGCGCGCTGTGAACTCATGAAGAACGAAAGGACCGGATATGCCTGTGACACTTGATATCGAACCACTGGAAACCCGCGCCGACACCCCGGCCATGCGTCAGATGCTTGAAATCATCGGCAGCAACCAGATGGGGCTGCTCGAAATGCGCCTGCCGCGCCTGTCCCGCAAGATGGACCAAACCCACCAGGAGGTGTCAAAACTCGTCCAGACGGCCGAGAACTGCGGCTGGATCACGGTCTACGCCAACGCCGTAGGTTCGGTCCATGACCTCAAGCTGACACCCGCTGGCTGGGATTTGATCGGTGGCAAGCCGATCTGGATGAAGCGCGCAAGCTGGGTTGCAATCGAGGGTGGTAATGACCATCATTGAGCGCATGAACGAATGGATCATGCTCCTGGCCGTAGCCCCCGCCATCGCTGGCGTGCTCTTTGCGGGTGATAATGCGCGATCGTCCGATGATCCGCGCGAACCCGGCGGCCCGCTCGACCAGACGAAAGCATGGAAGCGCGCGGCAGCGATCTCGTTTACGCAGGCTATATGCGCCGCCCTGGCTCTCGCCCTCGTCGTCGGATTCTAGAGTAGCGCCACCTGCCGAGCTGTATCGCAGCGCGGCTTGTCCATGAAGCGGAACGACGGCTCTGGATATGGCCCGTTGCCCGGTGTCGAACGCGGATCATCCCGATCCCAGATAAACCACGCATTGCGCTGCGGCGGCGACCTTTCCCCGGTAAAATCGAGCTTCCAGCGTAGGACATAGGCGTAGGAAAACGGCTGTGCGTCAAGCAGGGCGGCGTGCCCATTCTTTTGGGCCGCGCACCAGTCCCACGACAGGAGAAGGGCCAGATAGCGCCACCCGGGCAGGGAGAGAGTGTGGCGCAACCAGCGTCCGTGCCCATCGCGCGCGCTGATCTCCGAGAAAGGTGGGTTCGTGATGATCACGGGCGCGGCCGCTTCGGTCGCCTCGTAGAACGAACCGAGACAGGTGATCCCCTCCCACTTCCGCTGTACCAGGTCACCGCCGCGCACTGTGAAGCCGTGGGCCTCGAACTCGCGCGCCAGGTGGCCGTCACCCACGGCGGGCTCCGAGATCACGCCGCCAAGCTCGGAGAGCCGCCATCCCTCCGCAAGGATCAGGCCGCGGGCCGCATCTGGCTGCGCGGTCGGGTAGAAATCATCCTCGCGCCGCACATCTGGCGGACGGGGCGCATGCTGGATCGGAAGATCTGGCATCAAGACCCCCTGCCCCGCGTCGATGCGCGGCTTGCGCTTGGTCGCGCGGAACAGGGATTTTGCCGATGGGGCTGTCACGACCGAGCGCCATCACCCGGCTTTGGCATCGACTTGATGCCCAAGCTGCGCAGCTTCTCCTGCACGTCCTCGGGCGGCACTCTCGGACCGTGCCGCTTCGGCGGTGCCTCGAAGGGCGACGGCGGGGGCGGCGGGCGACGCTTGACGATGATCCGGTAGAGCGCTCCCGCGTCGGGCTTGTAGAGCCGCCCCGCGCGGGTGCGTGGCCCGGTTTTCTGATACTCGGCCCATGCCTTGCGGATCTCGCTGTGCGAGCAGGTCTCAAGCACGTCGGCCCAGCCCTCGAGCTCGAGCGCGCGCTGCGCGTCAGACGTGTCGTCGTCCCGCCAGAACTGATCCAGGATCGCCTCGGCGCGCACCGCGATCTTCGAGCGGTGCCGCTCAAGCTGATCGGGCGTCATGGCCAGATAGGCTTCAACCCCAGTCTTGGCTGGTGGTTCCGCGGGCTGCGGCTGCAACGACCCTGCGGTGCCGTTCGGTTCGCTCCGGCTGCGTCCCTTTCGGGCTTCCGCCCTGGCTGGGTCTGTAGTCATAATTGCCCTCCATGAGTTTCGTGAAAGACGACTGCCGCACGAGAAAATCGAAATTCGCAGTCCAGCCCCGGTCATTCATGCCGCAACAATGCGGAGAGGCCCGGGCTTTCGCCAGCGCATGTCGCCAGCCCTCTATCCCCCCGCACTCCTTGAGCCGTTGGGAAAGCTCTGACCTCCGAGCCTTGCTTAGAACTCGCACCTCGGGCCACCCCGCTTCGCGGGCAATCTCGTTGTAGGCGGAAACGCACTCGGCGATCTCGTCGAACGGCTTTGTCGTGTCGTCGTCAGGCGACATTGCGCCTGGCGCTAGCTTGGTTTCTGTTGGGTTATCCGAAACAGAACCGTTCGCTTTTGCCTTGTTGTTGTTTTTATTGGATTTTGGCCTGCCGCCCTTGGCGCCATTTGTGCGGTTCTTTTCGATCTTTTCTTGAGTGTTTTCCCAAGTTTTTTGCAGCTTTTCTTGCGTGATCATGCCGTTTTCGACTTGAAAACCCGAAATGGTATCGCAGAACCGGGCCTTCACCTTGCGCCATTTCGAGGGCGTCAGGCCAAGGATTCGAGCGTTGTCTTTATCGTCGTCTGGGACGCGCCCGTTGCGCCGCCACATTGCCCCCAGCAGGAGAAGATACGCCCCGTGCTCCTCCGTGGTCAGGTGCGTTGTGTCCGCCAAATAGGCGTCCCAATACATCGGCATGGCGGGAGCTTTACTCATCGGACGCTCACCTCCGTGATCGGCTTGCCCATCTGGACCATGAGCGCCTTCTTGAGGCGGTAGGCTTGCGTTTTCATGCCCTTCACGTCCTCGATGACCTCTTGCCCATCGGTGACGTCGATGTAGACGAAATCCGCCTTGTAGATCAGCGGGCGGCCCGCCTCGGAGAACAGCGGGCCATCATGGCCTTGCAGATGGTATGCCTCTTGCAGCCTGAGATCGCGGATAAGGCCGGCACGCTCCATCTGGCGCAGGGTCGCGTAGCGCCGCGCCTCGGCCTTGCTGTCGAACTTGTGGCCGTCCAGCGTCGTGCGCTCGGCGCTATACTTGTTCGACCCGCGGGGCCGATCCTTGTTTCGGCCCTGCTTGCCCTGCTCGCGCGCGCGCACGATGGCCTGGAACTGTGATGCTTTCATTCGCTGCATGGCTAGAACGGGATCTCTCCGTCCAGATCGGGTTGACGGTCTCGATCATCTGGCGGGCCGCCGCGGGCCAGGCCATCATCATACGACCCGCCATAGCCGCCGCTCCCGTAGCTGCTGTTGCTGCTGTTGTTCGGACCGCCCAGCATAACCAGCTTGGCGTCAGGCCCCTGCAACACGACTTCTGTCGAATAGCGATCTTGGCCAGATTGGTCCCGCCATTTTCGGGTCCGCATTTTCCCAGAAACATAGGCTTTCGAACCTTTATGCAGATATTGATTGGCAACATCTGCCAGCGGGCCAAACACAGCGACCGATACCCATTCGGTGCGCTCCTGTTTGTTACCGTCGCGGTCTTTCCACTTCTCAGTTACAGCGATGCGAAGGTTGCACACCTTATCACCGCTCTGGAATGTCCGCGTTTCAGGGTCTCGCCCCAGATTTCCTATGAATTGGCATTGATTAAGCATAGCGTTTCTTACCTAATCCGTTTTCGATGGCATGATGCCGCGCGTGGTCAACCGCTTTCATCACTTCAAGATTTTCAGGAGAGTTGTTGAGCTTGTTGCCGTCACGATGATGAACGTGCTCATCCGGCTCAATGCTTCGACCGATAACCCATTCAGCGATTACTCGGTGCAAATACCGCCCAGCGTGTGCTCCGTTCGCCTCGCTTTTGGTAAATTCCAAATACCCGCCCGCTGATAGAGTAAGGCCGCCCCTCCAAAGCGCATGATCTGGCCCAATTACGGACCGTAATTTGCGCTTAGTTTCTTCGGTGTGCGTTCTGCCTTTTGCCGATCGGGACATTCTATTTTTTACTTCCTGGCGGCTGTGACTAAGCTGCATAGCCGACTTTAGATCACGAGCATCAAACCCAGCCGCACGAAGAACTCGACGCACTTGAACAGGGCAAATACCCACGATTTCGGCAATTTCAGGGGATGATTTTCCGCCCTCATAAAACGCGACAATTTCTGCGTCGGAGAAGGTTGTCTTTTTGGCCGCACATGACCGCGAGCAATATTGTCTCGCGCTCCATTGCGCTGACGACAGCCTTGATGGGCGGTCGAAAGTCTCGCCACAACTGCGGCAAACTTTTTTCACACTGCTCATCAGCCCGTAAATCCTCGTCGTTGCGCCAGAGACTCGAGGCGGCCCAGCGCCCCGGACAAGCTCTCGCGAATTTCCGTTGCTTCGTTCGATTTCGGCGCGCGGCACGGGCACTGCTCAAGAGAGACGCGCAGCCGATGGATGTCCGCCATCGGGATGCGGATTACGGCATACTCTCCGTCGCGCTTGACGCTGGCTTTCATGTCACGCGGTCCCTTTCACCTGGTCGCCGACCGCACCTGTCAGGTCCGGTAGATCGACGATCTGGCCCGCGAGAGCGTGCGTGCTGTCGTTCAGGAACCTGATGCGGCCGTCAGCCACATAGCTGTGGCAGGAGGGCACGGCGGGATTGTGCAGCCGCCCCGGTCGGTTGACGTAGATGCTCGGCGTGAATGTCGGCTCGTCCTCATTCCCGTCCCAGGTCCATAGCGGGCCTTGCCCTCGATCGCCGCCGATGCGGATGACGTGCATCATCCGGCAGGCCGGGCAGAAAAACCCGACATGGCTGTTTGCGATGCGACGGAGCTTCGGTCCGAGCGCGGCCATCTCCTCACCCCATCCCGAGTGCTTCTTTATACATCTCCAACACCGCCTCTTCCTCGGCGATGTCGTCCCGGTCGCGCTTGCGCAGTGCGATCACCTTGCGCATGACGGCGGTGTCGTAGCCGCGTGCCTTGGCCTCGGCCATCACCTCCTTCTGCTGGTCGGCGATGTCCTTCTTCTCGGCCTCGAGCCGCTCGAACCGTTCGATGAACTGGCGCAGCTCGTCGGCGGTGACGCGGTGGGCGGTGTCGGTATCGGTCATGATGTTCTCCTGCGTGGATGGGGCGCGGCGGCGGGTCTGCTACCCCCGCCGCCGCTGGTCCCGCTCGCAAATGCGTCCGGCTGAGTGTCACCTTCGGCATAGGTCGGGGACGTTCCGCTGCCTCTCGGCATTCGAGGGTCGAGCACGGGCCAGGTCAACGGAGCCGCGTGGGCGTGGCGCAGCCTTCCTGCACCCCTCATCCGTCTAGCCGCCTGATCCGACAGTCTGCATCGGCGGTTCTGCTTTACGGGCACTGCTAAGCCCGCCGCGCTCGGGACAGCGCCTGTGCGCTGACCGGAATGCGGCAGAAAGACCCCGGCGACCGAAGCCGCCGGGGAAGTTTCGCACCGAGGCAGGCAGGTGCGTTTACATGGATGCCCCGTCTGGTGGGGCTGACCCGCGTCCCAACCTTGGCGGATGAATGTAGGGCTCCTGAGACCCCCCCGAGCGCCGCCGCGCAGGTCGGAATTGGCTTGGCAAGGCCGAAGCCCCGAAAGGAGTAGGACAGTCTCGCGCTGGACCAGCCCCTTGTCCGCTCGGGCATTTCTTTCGCAGATCATGACGCTACCGCCTCCTGCGCCGTGTCTGCCGATCTCTCATCCAGACCTTGAAACCACACCGCCATCGGAACCGCCCCGCGCGTGCGCTCCTCGATACGGCGCATCACGCGCCAGTGCGGCGTGCGGGTACCGGAAAGGATTTGCGACAGGTACGGTTGGCTGACACCGAGAAACCGTGCCCACTCACGCTGGGTCGCGCGGATGGGGTGGTTCGATATGTATTGGCCAAGGGTCTGCATCAATATTGCTTTTTGCAATATATTCCAGACCTGTCAAGACGCTGCGATAAATTACTCTTTGTGGCGGAAACCGGCGGGCACTATGATAGCAGACCAAAGGTGCGCCGCTTGGGGTGGCGCGATGCAAACGCAAGGATGGAGCCATGCGTCTGAGAATCAAGGAGGCCCGGGTCGCAGCGGGCATGAAGCAGCGAGAGGTTGCGAAAATCCTCGGCATATCCCAGCCGTATTTCGCACAGATCGAGCGTGGGGAGCGCCGCCTGAACACAGAGTTGCAGCAGCAACTTGCCGACGTGCTGGGCGTCAAGCCACCCGAGCTTGTGGATTTCGACGCCCCCACGCCCGAGGATGAACAATTCCTGCTGGATGTGTTCAGGACTTTGTCGCCGGATCGTCGCGCTGGCTGGCTTGACATGGCTCGGGCGGCAACTCACCGGCCTCGCGGAGGCGGCGAGCGAAACTAGCACGCCCCTTCGGCCCCATCTCCCCCAAAAGCTCCACGAACTCTTCGAGCTGATCGGCCTCGGTGTGATCACCCGATTCGCTATCGCTCACCATATGTTCCCCCTTTCCGCTAGCTGGACCCAGATTTTGCACTCGTGACGGGCGACCTGGCCCGCCGCAGGAAACGCTATCGCTTTGCATTCTGATTGCAAAGAGGAATTTTATAGTTGCATCGGTTGTTCTATGTGCAATATATTCCAACTCGCAAGATGCGAGGATGGAACCCATGCAAGACCTTGTCGATACGTCCGATTTCTGCCGCGAATGCGGTGGAACCGGTCGCCTGACCGATTACGACGACCGCAACCGCGCGCGCCTTGTAGCTTGCGATATGTGCCGGGGCACCGGCCATCGCACGGTGCTCGTCGGGCCCAAGCCATGAGCGGGGGCACGCGGCAGCTTGCCGATGATCTACGCGCGATCCGGCGCAGGGAAGTCATGTTCGAGGCCCTGAACCGCCCCGCAATCCGCCGGGATCGCACCGCCGACGCCCTCAGCCTCGCGCACCGCGCCGTCGCCGTTCTGGCGTGCGTGGGCGCGCTCGCGGGTATCGCCCTGACCATCAGCGCCATCATCAACATTTGAACGAAGGAGATCACCATGACAGCACCGTCACGGCGTGAATTTCTCGAGGCCCGCCAGTCGGGCTTGGGCGGCAGCGATATTGCCGCGATCCTCGGTATGTCCCGCTGGGGTACGCCCTACAGCGTCTATCGCTCCAAGGTCGAGCCCATCCCGGACGAGGATACCGAAGAGAAGGAATATCAGTATTGGGGCCAAGTCCTCGAGGATGTGGTGGCCAGGGAATACGCCAAGCGCACCGGCAACAAGGTGCAGCGCGTCAACGTGCAGATGCAGCACCCGGATCACCCGTTCATGCAGGCGAATATCGACCGCGCTGTGATCAACCCCAAGATCGCGGGCAACGTACGCTGGAAGGACGGGCGCCTGACCACCGACCGGGTGTTGGAGTGCAAGACCGCCAACGCATTCGCCGCAGGCGATTGGGGGGACGCCGGCACCGATGATGTGCCGGATTACTACCTGATCCAGTGCCAGTGGTATCTCGGGATCACGCAGGCCGACGTCGCTGATCTTGCCGTCCTGATCGGCGGTTCGGACTTTCGCCAGTTCACCATCGCGCGCAACGACGAGCTCGTCGCAGACCTGCAAGAGGAAGCGGCGTTGTTTTGGAAGCGCGTCGAGGCCCGCGAGCCCCCTGATCCATCGACCGTTGACGACGCCCTGCACCGCTGGCCGCGCCACTTGAACGCGAAGACCGAGATTGTCGGGGTCGAGACCTATGACGCCGCCTGCAACCTGCACACCGTCAAGGAGCAGATGAAGGAGCTCAAGAAGCGCGAAGACGCGCTCAAGCTCGAGATCATGAAGGCTGCGGAAGACGCGGAGGTCCTGACGCACGGCGGGGAGAAGATCGCGACATGGAAGGCGCAGACCGCCGACCGCATCGACGCCAAGGCGCTGCGTGCCGACCACCCTGATCTTGCAGCGCTCTACACCAAAACCACCGAGAGCCGCGTCCTGCGGCTCACCAGCGCCGTCAGCAAGAAGGAGAGCGCACAATGACGCAAACGATGGAGAAGCCCGGCCCCCTCATGGCCATTCCGAAACAAGAGCAGGGTCAGGTGCCGACCGGCGGAATGGCCGACCTCACCCCCAAGACCCTCGACGAAGCGATGCGCTTTGCGGATATTCTCAGCGGGTCCAGCATCATCCCGAAGGACTACCAGGGCAAACCCGGCAACGTCCTCGTCGCGATCCAGTGGGGTTATGAGCTTGGCTTGCCGCCGATGCAGGCCATGCAGAACATCGCCGTGATCAATGGCCGACCCTCGATCTGGGGCGATGCCATGCTGGCACTCGTGCAGGCTTCGGGCAAGTTGGAATACATCAACGAGGACGTGGGCGACGACGGCGCGTCCTGCACGGTCAAGCGCAAGGGGCAGGCCAACAGCGTCACGCGAGAATTTACCCGCGACGACGCACAACAGGCCAGCCTGCTGAACAAGCAGGGGCCGTGGACGCAATATCCCAAACGCATGATGCAGATGCGCGCGCGCGGTTTCGCGCTGCGTGACACTTTCGCGGATGTGCTGCGTGGTGTGGCTATGGCCGAAGAGGCACGGGACATGCCTGACGACATGCGCGACGTCACCCCCGAGGAAGAGGCGCCCAAGGGTGGCAGCAAGGCGTCGTCGGTCGCCAGCAAGGTTGCGAAGAAGCGCGGGCGCGATTCCGGCGCGAAAGACGACGGTGCCCCCTCGCTCTCGATCATGATCAAAAACATGGATGCGGCCAAGACCGAGGCCGCGCTGACCGACGCGGCGAAGGACGCCGGGAAGCTCGCCGGCGGCGACATCGAGAAGGCGCGGAAGCACTACCGCAAGCGCCTCGATGAAATCCGGGCCGCCGCTGGGCACGAAAAGCCCGCTCCGGATATCGACCTGAACAAGGCCGCTGACCTCATCGAAAAGGATCTGGCCGCCACTATGGGCGATGGCGTGGACGAGGTGCTGGACGTCTACAAGGACCAGATGGCCGCGCTCGAGGGGGCCATGCCTGACGTCCACCAGCGGCTTCTCGATCTCGCCGAGAACATCCGCGGGATTGGCGGGGAGGACGATGGGGGCGGCGATGCCTGAACCGGGCACCGAAAAGGGGGCATGGGTTCCGCACGATGGGGGCCCATGCCCCACCCACCTGCTGCGTGAAGGGTTGGTGTATCAGGTCGAATTCGATGCCCGCTGCGGCATTCTGATGACTGACCCCCTCACCACTGATTGCCCCGGCTGGCTCTGGCGCTGGAAGAAGGTGCGTGTCGGCTGGTTCCGCAAGGAATGGAGGCGCGTCTGCGACACGCCCGGCTTCGCCGCCATCGTGCGCTTCCGCCCGATCTACCCCAAGAGCTTCCAGATGCTCGAGCGGATCGCAGAGGCCCCGGACACAGTCCGCATCCCGCGCGAAGTCCCTGCTGAAACCAGTCCCGCGTGATCGGGCGAGAAAGGATCGACACCATGAAGCCACAACTCAAGGCCATGCCTGATGCCGATATCGACACCCATGTCGGCGCGCGCATCCGTGACCGACGCAGGGCGGTCGGTATGACGCAGACCGAGCTTGGCGCGGCTATCGGCGTGAAATTCCAGCAGGTCCAGAAATACGAGACCGGCGCGAACCGCGTGAGCGCGTCGAAGCTCTTTCGGATCGCCGAGGTGCTGGCCTGCGACCTGCACTATTTCTGGAACGGCCTCCCGGCGAAGTATGCTCTCGACGGGGCGCGCGCCGATGATCTGGCCTCCCAAAGCAAGGTCGAGACCGCGATGCTCACCGCGTTCCGCGCCTGCCAGGATGACGTGAAGATCGGCCTCTTGGTGCTGGTGGAGGCGGCGGCAGACAAGGCGGGTGCTGCATGATGTGGCTCGCCATTATCCTCTACCTTCTCCCCATCGCCGCCGGGCTGCGCCATTTCGATCACGAGCGGGACATGGTGCGCGAGGTCATGATGGAGGATGGGCCGTGGCTGCCCGCACTCATTGAGGTTGTGGCCTTTGCCATGCTCCTGCTGTGGCCGATCATCTGCCTTGATGAAATTCTGTCGCGCTCGGAAGGGCACCGCTAATGGATGTGCTGTCACCAGATGAGCGCGCCGCCATTGACGAGGCGGTGAGCGCGGGCCGCGTAGAAGCGGTGCCAGAGAAGCCCACGAAGGAGCGGCGCGGGCGCGAGCCCTGCCCCAAGGTCGCACTCCGTCGCAAGATCGTCGCGCAGGACACGAAGCGCGGAAAGACGCCGCACCAGATCGCGGAGGCCATCGGCGTGAAGGTCCAGACGGTCTACAACGACATCTACGCGGTGGGCCTGAGCCGTGGCGGGCGGAAGCAATCCAAGGGGGACGTGGCCGCCCTTCGCAAAGCAGGAGCCGCCAAGGCCAAGAGCGCGCGCGCGCAGGACCGCCGTCGATTCAAGACCGTGCCGGTGCCGATGGGCGATCCCTCTACCACCGTGGCGGCCGATGCGCGGCGCACGCTGTTTCCGGGCCGCGTGTTCGAGCCCGACCCCGGCGAGCCGCTTCTGAAAGACGGCTGCAACGCTGCAAAGATCGGCGGCGACGTGCTTGTCGGCTGGCTCAAGGGGGCGCGCATCTACACGCTGACGCTCGAGGAACGCGCGACGTGCCCGAGGGCCTGTGCTCATTGGCAATCCTGCTATGGCAACTCCATGCCCCACGCTCGGCGCTGGCGGCACGGCCCCGCGCTGATCGCCCAGCTCGACCAGGAGATCGCGGCCCTCTGCAATCGGCATGAACGCATCCTGATCCGCCTGCATGTCCTGGGGGATTTCTGGTCGGTCGAATACGTCGAGTTCTGGTCCCGCGCGCTTGAGCGTCACCCCAACCTGTTCGTGTTCGGCTTCACCGCCCACAAGCAAGGCACCGAGATCGGGGATTACATCGCCGCGGTGCGCGGGCGGCACCCGGATCGCTTCTGGATGCGGCACAGCGACGTGACCGGCCCGTGGGGAACCTTCACCGTCGATTTCCCGACCGCGCAGAAGCGGATCGGCGATGCCGTGGTCTGCCCCGAGCAGCGCGACGGGATGGAAGGCAGCCCGCGCGGCACCCACTGCGGCAACTGCGGTGTGTGCTGGGCCTCGCCCGTGCCCATCGCATTCGTGACGCATTGAAGGAGGTTCCGATGACTGAGAACAGGAACACCGAAGAAATGAGCAATGATCTATACCTGATCGAGAAGCGCGGCCTCTACTATCGCCCCAATGCGGCGGGCTACACCGGCCTGAAATCACAGGCTGGCAGATACAGTTTCGAGGACGCCGCCGAGCGCGTGGGGCCGAACGGTCCAGACGGCCCGCAGGACGGCATGGGGATGTGGCGAGAGAGCGAAGCCCCAGAATATTCCAGTCGCTGCCCGTGGGACCTGCGCATGAAGGATCATGCCTATCGACAGGGCTACGCGGACGGGAAGGCACAGGGGGCTGGGAAAATCACCGTCACCGCTGAAATGCAGGAGCGTTTCGCGGATTGGTTCCGGCAGAACTATCCCGGCCCGGATACGATTATTCACAAGCCAGACTGGCACGCGCCCAAGATATTCCGCGCGGCCCTTCACTGCATCCCCCAATCCACTCTCGACCTCGCCCTGAGTGATACATGCAGAAACTGCGCCGGAGAGAAGTGGGTTTGCGAAAACCACAGAGACCGCCCGTGGAGCGTCGATGGCTGCGAGTGCGGCGCAGGAGCGCCATGTCCGATCTGTCAATGGGAATATGCGACAGCAGGAACAATAGGATCGGCTGTTTGGCCCGACGAGCTTAGGGCAGAGGCGAACAGAAGACAGGCACGTAACAATACCCGCGCGAGAGCGGATGCCCTCACCTCCGCCCCCGTGACGGTGGGAGAGGCGGCGCGGGTGCTGCTGGACCACACGCCCAATCCTGTTTTCGACAGGCTCAAACCCGTGATGATGGGAGAGCATTACGTCTCCCTCCCTTATTACGATGCTCAGGCAAGGGAGCGCTTTGAGAACATTGCCGTGCCTTGGACCGTGCAAAAGGACATCGTCCGCGCGGCCTTCCACGCGCTGGCAGGGGGTGAGTGATGGCGGGTGAATGCGCCATACACCCCAGCCTTCTCGCGCGCCGGATCGCCACCGAGATACAGGCGGCGCGGATCAACCTGACGTCTGAGGCGACGGCGCACCGGGATGTCCTTGCCGTGATCGAGGCAGCGGGGATCGAATGCCAGTCCGAGGCGCGCCTGAGCGCCAAGGATCGCATCGACATTCTCTGCGGACCGGTCGGGGTAGAGATCAAGGTCGGGCACCCCCGCCGCGCGATATGGAGGCAGTTGGTTCGCTACGCGGCCCTGCCGGAGATCGCGGCCCTCGTTTTGGCGACAGGAACGCCGTGGCCCACCAGCATCAAGGATGTCGAGGGCATACCGCTGTTCGTCGCGGATCTGTCGAGGGGGTGGCTGTGAACGGACGCCTGCACTACGCGAGCGAACGGATCGAGCCGGCATGGGTCGTATCGCGGCTCAAGCCTCATGTTTCCATGCGCTTCAAGGATGTATTCAAGGGGGTTCCCTTTGGCTCGGTTCCGCCATTCGTTCTACGCGATCGACCGTCCACCGCTGCCGATCTCGAGTGGTTCATGCAGCGATACCCGCTGAAAATGGATGGGACCACCAAAGGCCGCCTTTCGACGCAACTGAACGCCTACCGCGACAACCAAGCGCAGATCGAGGCCATCCATTCCGTTGAATACACCCCGCCGCTCCTGGGCGGGTTTCGCGACGGCGAGGCTCCAATGGGGTATCAGTGCCGCGCCGCCGACCTGTTCCGCAAGACCGGTCGCCTTCTGCTGCTCGATGATGTCGGTCTCGGCAAGACCGTCTCCGCGCTGGCGGCGATCTCGGACGGCTGGGGCCTGCCCGCCGCCGTGGTCGTGCAGCCTCACCTCTCCGCACAGTGGGTGGTGCAGTATATCGAGCGGTTCACGCACCTGCGAGCGGTTGAGATCAAGGATCGCAACCCGCGCCCGATGCAGGTCGCCGATATCTATGTCTTCCGCTACTCCAATATCGCCGCCTGGGTGGACATGATCGAGCCGATGGGCTTGCGCACCGTGATCTTCGACGAGATTCAGGAGCTACGCCACGGAGAGGCGACCGAGAAGGGGCGAGCGGCGGCGTCGATCTGCTCAATGGTGGAAAACCGCCTCGGGCTCAGTGCCACGCCGATCTATAATTACGGCTCCGAGATATTCAACGTGGTCGAGTATATCGCGCCCGGCGCTCTCGGCTCATGGCCGGAGTTCATCACCAACTGGTGCGTCTCGCACGGGACGCATTGGATCGTGAAAGACCCAGAGGCGCTTGGCGCATTCCTGCAAGAAGAAGGGATAACCCTTCGCCGCACCAACGATCACGCCGAGGTCGCCGCGACGCTCCCCGGTCTTTCCAAGACGGTAATCGAGGTCGATTGGGATGACGGTGCGGTGCAAACCGACCGTGAGTTGCAGGTGAAGCTGGCGCAGAGAGTCCTGGGCGGGTCGTTCCACGAGCGCGGCATTGCCGCGCGCGAGCTCAACATGCTGATGCGCCACGAGACGGGTGTCGCCAAGGCGCGGTCGGTCGCCGCTTATGTTCGGACCCTCGTCGAGAGCGGCGAGCCGGTTCTGGTCGGTGCGTGGCACCGCGAGGTCTACAACATCCTTCTTGAGCGGCTGGCCGATCTCAATCCGATGATGTTCACGGGTTCGGAGAGTACGGCGGCCAAGAAGAAGGCCAGTCAAGCGTTCATCGAAGGCGATACGAACGTCATGCTCATGTCGCTGCGCTCCGGCGCCGGGATCGACGGCCTGCAAACCCGTGCGGCGCATGTCGTCTACGCCGAACTGGACTGGTCGCCGCAGGTGCATGTGCAATTCACCGGTCGCCTGCACCGGCACGGGCAAACGCGCCCTGTTACGGCCCATTTCCTGCACGTCAACGGCGGCTCCGACCCGGCGATCATGGCGGCGCTCGGCCTCAAGGCGTCGCAAAGCCACGGAATCCTAAACCCCTTTGGTGGCGCCAGCGAAGCGACCCCTGTGAACGAAACCCGGATCAGGCAGTTGGCAAAGTCCATTTTGGGCGAGACCGCAGCAGAAGGAGAAAACTCATGACCAACGTCCCCGCAACCGAAGCAGACAACGACCCGATGCGCCAATTCCGTGACAGGATCACGGCCAAGATACGCGGTGATATCGGCAACCTCATGCCCGACGAAATGCTCCAGAAGCTCGTCTCGGACGCGATCAACGCGGAACTCTACCGTGACACCAACACCCGGCACTTCGGAGGCCCGAAACCGTGGCTGCAAGAGCATGTGCGGGAGGTCATGGGCGGCAAGGTCAAGGAGGCGATCCAGAAGGAACTGGACCGGCGCGAGAAAGAGATGAGGACCATGATCGCGGAGGAAATCCGCACGCGCATCCCCGAAATGATCTCGGAGGTGCTGGTGTCCATGCTTCGCGGCCACACTAGCGGTCTGGAAATAGCCATCCAGAACATGATCATGCGGTGACCACGTCCATGAAGCTCCCCTACGCCCAATCGACCGCCGGTCAGGCCCGCGAGAAGGAAATCCGCGACACCCTACGCGGTGTCGGTGCAACCGCCGTGGGTTTCATGGTGGATGACGATGACGACAAGATCATCGCGCAGTTTCGGCTGCATGGTCGCGAGATCACGATACCGGTGCGTGTCGGTGCCTATGCCGAGGCATGGCTGCGAGAGAACCCACATAGCAGCCGGATGCGCTCGACCGTGGCGCAGCACCGCGCCAAGGCCCGCCAGCAGGCCGAGCGGGCCGCGTGGGCGATATTGGCCGACTGGATCAAGGCGCAGGCCGCAATGATGATGGTCGGCTTCCTCGACACGGACAGCGCGTTCCTGCCGCATATCCATCTGCCAGACGGACGGCGCGTCGGGGACGCGATCACCACCACTGACGGGCCGCTGCGCCTGCCGCCGCCGAAGGGAGAGACGTGATGAGAACCCCCGTCCTTTTCGTGACCGGGCTTGGCCGCTGCGGCACGACGATGGTGATGCAGATGCTACAGGCTGCGGGTGTCCCGTGCGCCGGTACGCATCCGGCCTTCGAGGATATTCCGGTCACACCCTCGGGAGTGGATCACGAATGGCTCGCTCTACAGGCCGGGCGCGCGGTCAAGTGGATTGACCCGACCGTGACGCGCGTTCGCCATCCCAACGGTGCCGCGATCTTTCTGACCCGCGATCCGGTAGAACAGGCAAAGAGCCAGTTGAAGATGATCGGCACACGCAATGACCGCACCGCGCGCCGTGTCATGGCAAAGTCGATCCAGCGCGACACCCGACACGCCCGATCCATAGTTACAAACCTGTTCGGCGCGCATTTCGTGCTGCACCTGCACTACGACAAGATCCTGCGTGACCCGGCCTATGCCGCCGCTCAGACGGCGTATTTCTGCGACATGCTGGGCCTGCCGTTCGGACCATCGGGGGACGCAGCGGCGGTTGTCCATAAGCGAGGCGCAGACTGCGCGCCAGACCTGCGCGCCGAAATCGCCATGCTGCCGAAGGACTAACCCATGCCCGCCGCCCTGCTTGTCCGCGCCAATGATGCCGCCCGGATGCTGGGAATCAGCCGCAGCACGCTCTACGCTCGCGTGCAGGCGGGCCGGTGCCCTGAGCCGATCCGCTGGGAGGGATGCACCGTCTGGCGCGTTCGCGACCTGGAAAACTTTGTCGATCAGCTGGCGGACCAAGTGGCGGACCAGCCGGAAGGGGAAACTCAACAATCCAATAAAAACATGGTGGTTATGGGATAG